GTTGCGCCACACGCTATACGGCGTGCAATTGCAGCGGAGGAAGAAGTGGAACGGCTAAACCAGCGGCTCCAAGACGCACTAAAAACAATGATAATCGTGAGGGATGAACTGAAAATAAACGAGAAAATGGGACTCTTCAAGTGTACAAGGTGCGACTACACAAATGATATCAATCTACTTTCATATACCATACAACGCATACAGGAGGAGGGGAAGCAGTCATGAATATTTGCCAGAAATGCTTTGACGATATGCACATGGTAAGAACGGAAGATGGAATTAATTAAATTCGTGTGTGACAGTCATTGTGGTTATGAAGATACAGGTTGGGAATTGATCAAGGAGGAAACAGAGTCATGACATATACAAGAGAGCAACTGGAACAGATGACAGATGGGGAACTAGAAGAGATCGTCCCCAAGGTAGCTGGGTGGCGTGAGGAAGAACATCCAGGAGTAAATGGGACGGGGCAGTGGATGGCAGAGTACGAGTATGGAGTGTATTACAAGCAAGATGGAACCATGATTGAAGTGCTAGGTTACGAGCCAGCGACAGAAGTAGAAGAATCATTGGAACTGCAAGAACTGGCTATTGAGCGGAATGCAGTAGAGTATGTACGGCAATTGGACGGGCTAATGTGGCCTAGTGGGTATGCAATAGCCCATGACTATGCCCTGAGAAACGTCATCAAAATGCTTCAAGCAACACCACGTCAGCGCACCATAGCATCCATACTCACCCTACAGGGGCAGGGAGGTACAGGGGATGAGTAGACCACTCTGCGAAATATGTAAGGCGAAAGAATCACGAACGGCGTTGACGGACGGAAACGGAAGATACATTCACCTATGCCTAACCTGTGAAGAACTGCTGCTGAAAGGAGATAGTAAGGATGCATAAGAAGACGACGGACATAGAAGGATGGCGGAAAGTCATACATGACAATGCCCATCCATACGATGCACGGGATCATAGGAGATGATACGGAACGATTGTCCTACTGGAAGCAAGAGTATCAGAAGAAAAGTGAACTATATGACGAGCTGAAAGAACAATACACAACTGAGAAGAAACGAGCAGACGAAGCCACGGAACGAGAACGGCGACTATTGGAACTGCTTGATCGGATTCTGGATAAAACTGATGGTTACTCCGCATATAGCAACGAAGCATATATACACTCTTGGATTCGAGAGATGCAAAGATCATTGTACGGAGCTGACAGTGCATGAAGGTAACCGCTAAAACACATTGGGTATGGACGTCTCAGGCAGAAGAGACTTGGGACAACCGGTATAAAGGACACCCGCGCATTGCAGGACAGCCCATAAAGGAAACAGAAGAGGACTCCAAGGAAGTAGAACCTGCTTGGCTGCTACGTGGTTATGTCATAGATGCATCGGATTATATCGCAGAAGACGGGCAAATGGACTTATACGAACTTTTGGAGGGGTGAGACAATGGGGGTTGAACAACTATCAATGGATACCATACCAGAAATAGACGTAAATTCGACCAAAGCCGAAGTAATTGGCGCATTCAGATTATACAGAGTGCGCAAACACTGCAATATGGAAGAGCTAGAGCCAGTCATAACACCATCCTACGAGCCGCGATATCACGGCAATACAAATAGCACTAGTGATCCTACAGCAAAGACTGCATTGCACAATTCACATTTGATCGAAATGTACAAATACTGCCGGAGAATTGAACAAGCCGTTGAGAGGCTGCAACCAGAGGAAAAATTAATCATGCAGGAACGGTACATGAAAGATTATGTCAAGGATTATCAGGTGTACAACTTCATTTTTAAGCCACCGATAAGCCATAACACCTATAGAGAAATACGAAATAATGCTCTCATCAAGTTGGCTCATTCGCTTGGCTTAGTAAAGTTCAGACAAAAAAGTGCAAAAAAAAGGATGAAAAAAGTACGCTGTGAACGATTCAGGCTGATAAGATGATAACATAGACGCAATGAACGAGAGGCGCGGCGAACAAACCCGGCGACAGCAAGAAGGATACCGGTGGAAACCGCGCAGCGTCTACATAGTGCGTTATTCATAACCTTAATATATAGCCGTCCCTTAGGGGGCGGTACTTTTAATTGGAACGTAACTTGTATCACTTTGATATTGTGACCTGTTTTTGACCATAAGATAGATATTGTAAGTGCTATGATATAGTTACAAAAAAAGAAGGCCGTGTATCAACGGCCATAATAAATATCTGTGTTATGTAGTAGTTAGTTTATTTTATCTGATTTAAGGGTTTCGATAAAATCTTCATCTCTACCCTTATTTCTGTATCTGAATAGATGGTAAAACAGTATAAAAGCCAAAAACCAGAGGCAACTCCAACGATGATGAACAGTGATCTCCAAGTATCTGCCGGTATAGAAAAAGCAGACTTGAAATCAGCTGCGGCTAGAGAAGCAATTACAGATAGCAGGATAGAGAAGGGGGCAACCCAGTCGCTTTTAGCTTTATTGTACTTTTGGTGGTTAATTAAAGCTAAATTAATCTTATCTTTGGTTGTGACGATAACCTCTTGGGCTATGTTAGTATGGACAGTTGAACCTTGGGCTAACTCTTCATTGATTTGAATGCCTGATGTTTTTCTGCGTTGTCTTTTGGGCTCTTGAGTGGCTGTAACTCCCAAACTATTCACCCTCCTTAAGGTTTCTGTAAAGGGTGTAATGAAAAGTTTTATCAGAGTTGCTAGTTAAGGAGTACACACGATAATTAAGAAACAGCTTTTTACCACGGTGTTGTCCAATTTCAATTGGTGTGGAGTTACCCATCCCTAAGCTATTGTTGAAATTAATAAAATCGATAATTAGGCAATTGTCGTTGCTTCTAAACCTGAGGTTGCCGTCTTCATTGTCGTTTTCACTTTGTACAAAATTGAATTCCAACTTGAGGTGCCAATTATTAAGATCTATTGACATCTTAATCGGCTCATTATCATAAGTTATTAAGGTACCGGATGAAATAACTTCAGTCGATTCAGTGGTTACAGTTATTTTCTCCATATGACATTCTCCTTAGGATGTGATAAAAATATGGTTCAAGCATTAGTTGGTATTTTGTTATTAATAGTTCTAACACTACATATTGTAATAGTAATTCGACGAAATTGTAAGTATAAGGAACTAGAAAAAAGGTATAAACAGAGAAATCAATGTCGTTGATAATTCAGCGGCTTTTTTCATAGGAGGAAATACCTTCCTTGTGTCGAAGTATGACGTTATAGGGAGGGAATGCTAATGATACACTGCTGTAAATACTGTGACACTCTTATGATGGGACAGGATAACGACAGAATGTGGAATAATCAATACTGTAGAATTTATGTATGTACAAACGATAAGTGTAAGGCTGTATATGAAGAATGGACAAATGGTAGAGGAGTCTCTATACCAGGTAAAGATAGATGGTTTAATCCTCGTACAAAAGAATTTGAAAATTAACGCACAGCGCCCTTAACGGGTGCTTTTTATTTTGAAACGAAAGAAGGTGGGTGACATGAATGTTAGCAAAAACCTAAAACTTATGCTGATGAAGTTAGGGAGACAAGGACATGACGTTTCACTGATTCAAGAACAAAGGTATTCCCGTGACTACGATAGTGTATATACAAGATACAAACTAACATTCTGGATAGAAGGGGAACGTAAAAACAAAAAGACAGGGGAAGTTAAACGATGTATCATGCCGGATACCTGTGAATTTAATAGCGCAATAGAGTTGTTGCAATATATGGTGGTGATTGCAAATGAATGAACTGAATGAAAGGCATAAGGCATTTGCTGACTATTATATAGAGAATCAAAATGGCACTGAAAGCTACAAAAAGCTTACCCGAACTGCAAAAAGGATTCGACAGCAAGAGTTAATGCTAGCAAGCTGCTAACAAACCCTAACATTCAAAAGTATATAAAAGAAAGATTGGCAGAGAAGGAAGCTGAAAGGGTTGCAAGTCAGGACGAAGTGCTTGAGTTCCTCACTCAAGTGATGCGTGGTGAAGTTAAGGATCAATTGGGGCTGGAGACACCGGTAAAAGAGCGAAGTAAGGCCGCCGAGTTGCTAGGCAAGAGATATGCCTTATGGACAGATAAACAACAAATAGACGTTAATGGTGCTGTTCAGATCATTGACGATGTACCAGACGGATGAAGATCACATTAACTGATCTAATAGCTCCTAGTTTTTATGGCGTACACCGCGCACTTAAGGAAGATCGATATACACATTATTGGTTAAAAGGTGGGCGTGGTTCTACAAAGTCGTCTGTTATCTCAGTAGAAATTATTTTAGGGATGATGAAAGACATAAATGCTAACGCTGTAGCAATGCGTAAAGTTAAAGAGACGCTTAGGGAATCAGTTTTTGAACAGTTGGCATGGGCAATAGAAAAGCTTGGTGTAGCACATTTATGGGACATACCGAAATCTAAGTTAGAATTAACATATTTACCAACAGGACAGAAAATCCTATTCCGAGGTGCGGATAATCCAAAGAAGATTAAATCCACTAAGGTTTCTAAGGGCTATTTTAAATATGTGTGGTATGAAGAGATTGACGAATTCGGCGGTATGGAAGAAATTCGTACAATTAACCAGTCATTGTTGCGTGGAGGATCCAGTTTTGTAGTGTTTTATAGTTATAACCCGCCAAAATCTCAGCGAAATTGGGTTAATGCAGAAGTGACTGAACAAAGAGATGATCGTTTAGTGCACCATAGCACTTATTTAACTGTTCCTCGGCAATGGCTGGGTGAACAGTTTTTTGTTGAAGCCGAGCACTTGAAATTAACAAAACCAGACAATTACAAACATGAGTATCTTGGTGAGGTTACTGGTACAGGAGGCGAAGTATTCCGCAATCTGACCTTTAGACGCATTACAGATGAGGAAATTGCTATATTTGATCGCATAAAACGAGGCTTAGACTTCGGCTATGCGAAAGATCCGCTGCATTACGCAGTCATGCATTTTGATAAGACGCGGAGACGGCTATTTATTTTCCATGAGATTCATAAAGTTCGTATGAACAATCGAACTGCAGTGACGGAGATCAAAAAGGAGAATACAGGAAATCGTCCAGTGACTGCAGATAGCGCGGAATCGAGAACGGTAAACGAGTTCCGGGAACTTGGTCTGAATATCGTGCCGGCTAAGAAGGGGCCAGATAGCGTGGAGCACGGCATTAAGTTCCTGGAGGACTTGGAAGAAATCATTATAGATCCAGAACGTTGTCCGAATACGAAACGCGAATTCTACGGGTATGAGTTGGAGCGAGATTCAAACGGAAACTTCAAGGCTGGCTACCCAGATAAGGATAACCATAGTATCGATGCAGTGCGCTATGCACTAGAAGATGAAATGCGGAGTGCACGGCTTAAAGTCGGCAAGAAATCAGCATTGGGGGTGAGATAAGAACATGGCTATTATTAGAGATCGTGACTTGATAACCGATCCAAACGACATACCGGTACCGCTTATAGTGAGTTGCATAAAAGAGCATCGAAAAGGCGTTTCTAGGCTTAATATGCTGGATGAGTATTACATGGGTAAGCATGCAATATTGGAACGGCAGCTTGGAAGCGATACGGGCTTACCGAACAACCGTATAGTAGCTAACCACGCTAAATACATTACCGATATAGCGGTCGGCTATGTCACGGGGAACCCTGTTAAATACGAGGGCAAACAGATTGAAGATATCACGGAAACATATAAGCATGTCGATATCGTTTCCCATGATGCAGAATTGGCAAAAGATCTATCTATTTTTGGCGTTGGGCGTGAATTGTACTTTATGACATCAGATGATAATCCGATCCCTAAAGCAACAGTCATTGATCCACGACAATTGTTCTTGGTAGTGGACGATACGGTGGAGTACAAAAGCATATTTGGCGTTCATTACTATCAGAAACGTGACATAAACAATGAACCGATTGGCTGGAAAATCAACGTCTATACACCTGATTTGATCGTAGAATACCAAGGTAAGGACTTGGAGCGTTTCGACATGGTGGATATCAAGAGACATTACTTTGGAGCCGTGCCCGTCGTCGAGTTTTGGAACAATGAAGAACAACAAGGCGACTTTGAACAGCAAATAAGCCTGATTGATGCATACAACCTCTTGATGAGTGACCGCGTCAACGACAAGGAACAGCTTGTGGATGCGATACTAGCAATCGAAGGTGTTTCGCTTGGAGACAGCGAGGAAGAAGCTAGCCAGACGATTAAATTACTCAAAAAATATAAGGTTCTTGAGATGCCAATAGGAGCAAAGGCGGAGTGGCTCGTAAAGCAACTCAATGAACAACAGGTTGAAGTGCTGCGAGGTGCGATTAAGTCAGACATTCACGAATTCAGTATGGTACCAAACCTGACAGACGAGAATTTCGCTTCAAATGCCAGTGGTGTGGCTATGAAATACAAACTTCTTGGATTGGAGCAGCTTGCCAAGAACAAGGAACGTTATTTTGTACAAGGACTGCGAGAACGTCTTAAGCTATTTGCGAACATCCTCAAGGTGAAAGGGAAAGCGGTTGACGTTACTGACGTAACAATTACGATGACTCGGAACCTGCCTGCTAACGACCTTGAAACCGCTCAAATGATCTCGCAATTAGTAAACATGGTTAGCAATGAAACGCTAATCACCCAACTATCTTTTGTAGAAGATGCTGCAGAAGAGACGAAAAATGTTGATGAGCAGAAAGAGAAAGACGTCAAACGCAATCAAGAAGCATTTGGCATGCCTATGGGTGATGATGAGGACGAGGACGTGAAGGACGATGAAGCAGCGGCCTAATACCTATTGGGATCGGCGGGCGTTACAACGGATGAAGGAATATCATAGAGGCGCCGATTCGACGGTGTATATCATCACGGCGGCATATGACCGGGCTGTTCACGACATCAATATGGAGATAGAAAAGATATTCCGTACATTCGGCGCCGATGGTCAATTGGATCCGAAAAAGGCCCGCAAGATACTGAATCAGTATATCCCTAATCCGCTACTGAAACTGGCCAAGATAATTTATCCTAAGCTGAAAAATGACCGCATTAAGCGTTGGCTGCTGAACAAAATGAATGCTCCGGCTTACAGAGCTAGAATAACTCGACTCCAGGCGCTTAAGGAGAATGTATATCTACAATCAAGGCTAATTGCTGACGTTGAGATCGAAGCCAGTACAAAGGGATATGTACGAACCATGAAAGAGGCGTACTATCGTACCATGTTTGATATACAGCATGGTTTGGGTGTAGGGTTCGAGTTTGCATCAATGCCGACAAATGTTATAGAAACGATACTTAAAAGGCCGTGGTCAGGTCAGCATTTTAGTAAACGGATATGGAACAATACCGATGTTCTGGCAGAACGAATGACGAATGTTATCACGGCAGGATTTATGAGCGGTGCCAGCATAGATAAAATGGTTCGAGAGTTAGAAGGGCTATCAGAGCTGGGGAAACACGCAGCCAGTCGGCTTGTACGAACTGAAACAACCTATATGGCTAATGCTGCCGAAATGGAGTCATACGAAGAAGCAGGCATTGAAAAGTATTTGTTCATGGCGACGCTGGATAAGCGTACATCAACGCAATGCCAACAACATGACAAGAAGGTTTATAAGACGAAGGAAGCTGTTCCTGGTGTAAACATGCCGCCATTGCATCCATATTGTCGATCCACGACTAGAGCATATTTTGGAGAAGACACACTAAAGGGGATTCAACGGCGTGCCCGTGACCCGGAGACAGGAAAAACATATTTGGTTCCTGCCAGCATGAACTATGCTGAGTGGAAAAAACAATACGCAGCCTAAAGGGGCTGTTTTTATTATGTCCAAACGTGCTGAAGACGCTATAAAAGCTGCATGCTACGAAGCCGACGGGCGTTAAACGGGAGGGGTACAATGCCAAAACAATATACTTCAAAGGCATATAGATTTTCGCTCAATCTCCAAATGTTCGCAGATGGAGAAGGTGGAGGTGAAGGAGCTGCACCAGGAGCTGGAGAAGGTGGCGCTGGACAAGGTGCAGACGACAAGGGTGATAAGGTAACATTCACCTCTGAACAGCAAGCGGAAGTGGATCGCATTTTAGGTGAACGTTTAGGGAAAGCCCAGTCCAAATGGGAAAAAGACTTCGAATCGAAGCTTGCTGCTGCAAAAACAGAAGCTGAGAAACTGGCAAAGATGAATGCAGATCAAAAGGCTGAGTATGAACAGCAAAAAAAGCTAGACGAGCTAACAAAGCGCGAAGGGGACATAACTCGACGTGAGCTCCGGGCAACAGCGCTGGAATCATTGGCAGAGAAGGGGTTGCCGAAGCAACTAGCCGATATTTTAGTATACACGGATGCTGACAGCACTAGTAAGTCCATTGAATCGGTAGAAAAGGTATTTCGTGAAGCGGTTGAAGCCGCTGTAAATGATCGATTGAAAGGTGATACACCTAAAGGCGGAGGCGCTGGTAAGGGGAATGCTGCAGTTGATGAAATCAAGAAAATTTTCGAAACACGATAAGGAGATGGATACAAATGGCTATCAATACACTTGAATATGCAAAACTATTTCAAACGGAGTTGGACAAGCAAGTAGCGCAACAAGCCACATCGGGATGGATGGAGTCCAATGCAGGGCAAGTAAAATACAACGGCGGTGACGAAATCAAGATCCCTGAGATCATTGTGCAAGGTTTGGCGGACTATGACCGCGACAATGGCTTTAATCAAGGGGCAGTAACATATAAGTACCAAACGCACAAACTGACACAAGATCGTGGTCGTACATTCCAATTGGATGCTATGGACGTTGATGAAACAAACTTTGGAGCATCTGCAGCAAATGTTATGGCAGAATTTCAGCGGCTGCATGTAATCCCTGAGATTGATGCTTATCGTTACAGTTTTATTGCAGCAAAGGCGACAGCAGTAGGGAATAGCGAGACGTACAAACTTGATGAAGCAACTATCGTTAAGAAAATGTACTCACATATCTTCAAACTGGCTGATTTAGGTGTAGATATGTCGCAGCTTGTTACAACGATCAGTTGGCCAGCATATGAAGTGCTAACAAACAATACGACAATTCAAAAGAAGATCGATGTAATATCCTTCACTCAAGGCGGTATCAATCTACAAGTTAAAGCCCTTGACGGTATCCCGTTGATCCCGGTGTCCAGCAACCGCATGAAAACAGCGTATGAGTTCTTGGACGGTACAACCACAGGTCAAGAAGCAGGTGGATTTAAACCGGCTGCAGGTTCCTTGCCTGTACACTGGGAGATTACAGCGCGCAATGCTCCAATTGGTATCAGTAAAACAGATGTTGTTCGTATTTTTGATCCTCAGACGAACCAAAAGGCTAACGCATGGAAATTGGATTACCGTAAGTACCATGACATGATCATTGCAGATAATAAAGCTAAAACAATCTTCGTGGCGGTGGGCGAATAATGATTACACTACAAAGGCTGAATGTAGTTAAGGTCGTGGCGTCAGAGTACGAGGCGGAAAAGCTTATTCGCAAGGGTTTTGTATTGATTGAAGAGATTGAAAATAAAAGGTCAAGTAAGAAAACAGGGGACGGCGAATAACCGTCCTCTTTTCATGGAGGTGCGTTATGTCGCAACTCGAAAAATTAAAGATTCAACTGGGCATTCAAGGTGAAAGTCAAGATAAGTCTTTGACGTTGCTGCTTGAGGATGTGGCCTCCGATCTACTAGTCTGGACAAATCGTTCTACGCTGCCAGCAGTTTTGGAAACTACCCAGCGACAAATAGCGGTAATTCGTTATAACATGCAGGGTGTGGAAGGACAGACATCGCATTCGGAGGGTGGCGTTAGCCGTTCATTTGATGAACTACCGCCTTCTATAAAGGAATCAATAAACCAACGGCGGTTGTTGAAAGTGGTGAGCTACAATGCGGCTCCGTGAGCGCGATAAGCGGCCAGTGATATTTCGGGAGCGTGCCACCATGAAAGATCCGGATGGAACCTCATACGAGGGGTGGAGCATAACGGGAGTTACTATCCGGGGGAGTGTGCAACCAGCAGGTGGCCGTTCGATGGCTGAGATGTACGGGGAACGCCTTGGATACATGTTGACGGTGTATGTTGAGCATACGCCAGAATCTCTTCGTTTTTTGAATGAATTTAACGTTAATAAAAATGGTTATGGCGCTTGGGTTTACATCCCTGATGACAGTATAGAGCCAGACTATAAGGTTGTTGCTATAAGGCCATGGGGCGCTCATATCGTCATAGATTTGGAGGCGATCAGAGCGTGACAGAGATAAAAGGACTTAGTAGCCTGCTGCGAAAGCTTGATGCATTAGGAGGAAACAGCAGGAGAGCTCTTAAAACTGGCGTGCTTCAAGCAGCCAAGAAAGTGCAAGGGGATGCAAAGGATCTTTGTCCTGTAGATCAAGGGCATTTGCGAAATAGTATTCAGGCACAAGTGAAGGAGAAAAACGGGAAATTAGAAGGCGTTATCTCAACAAATGTTGAGTATGCGGCCTATGTAGAATTCGGCACTGGGCAACGCGGTGATTCGTCTCCATCCCCGCCTAAATATGATGGGCAGATCAATTATCGGCAGGACTGGGCAGGTATGCCAGCCCAGCCTTTCTTATACCCTGCTGCACACATGAATAAAGATGCAGTGCCTAAGATTGTGGAAACACATCTGAGAGAAGAAATAAAAAAATAGCTGCGAGGTGATGCCTTTGTATGACGTTAAACCAGGGGTAAACACGCTGTTGTCAGCGATTAACGGCGTCACGGTTTCAGACGCATACCCGAAGGACTTTACAAAGCTGCCTCACATTTCATTTTACGAGCTTGCGAATAGCGATCCGATCCGAATTGTAAATGGCCCTCTAACAGATATAGCGATTCAAATTGATATTTGGCACAACCGATCAACTGGGGCGCTGGCACAACAGGTTGATGAGAAGCTGAACAGCATCGGATTTCGACGCCAATTTGCTCAAGACGTGCCGGATCCATCAGGGATCAAACATAAGACAATGAGGTACAGGGGTGTCGTGGATGCGCGTACAAACCATGTCCATCAATAAAGGAGAGTGTTAATTATGGCAGGTATTCTGTCTAAAGATACGACGTTATCGTATAAGGCAAGTGGGGGATCAACATTTACAGAAATTCCATTCTTGATGGAAGTTCCAGAAATGGGCGGCGATCCAGAAAAGGTGGAAGTTACAACATTGAAGGACGGGGTTAAAAAGTATATTCCAGGTATTCGCGACCTGGGCGACCTCGCTTTTAAATTTCTGTATGACAACGCTACGGCCGCAAGTAATTACCGTATTCTTCGCGGTCTACAAGATAGTAATACAGTAGCCACATTTAAGGTTGAGTATCCAGACGGTACAGGACATCAATTCGATGCTTACGTGAACGTTAAGATGGATGCAGCATCGGTTAACGCTGCTATGACGTTCACCTGTAGCATGAGTTTGCAAAGTGACATTTCCGTAACGCATCCAACTGCAACTCCATAAGCATGAAATCTATGGTAGTATAGAACGTATATTACCATAGATTGGAGGCACTACGATGAAGAAGACGGTTATAATGGCACTCGTATTAATTCTTTGCTTTTCAACAAGCGCGTTTGCAGCAGGTAAACAAGTCGCTCCAATGAAGTTGACCAAAGATGGTATAACGGTTGAGGTGACTAGCGCTACACTTGAAGAGATCAAAGGAGACCGTACAAAAGATAATTACCGCGACGACAACGGCGAGTATTTTGCAAACGGAAGTAACATTGTGAAGGCTGCAGACTATCGTAACTTAGTGTTGAAGGTAAAGTACACAAATGGAAGAAAAACCGATATCAACTTCCCTAAACTGCCGATTGCATGGACAATCACACTTCCTGGTGGTGAAAAGGAAAAAGATACGAGATTGTATACAATCGGAAAGAATCTTACCGGAAAGGTGAAAAAGAATAGCACCGTCGAGGATACTATTACACTATTAGTTAAAAAGCCAGCTAAAAAAGATGGTTTTGTGCTCACATATAGCCTTCTCGATTACAACGATGAGTTCAATAACGCTATCAACGGTGTAATGTCTGGTAAGATCAGTAAAAAGGAATGGGATAAGAAATACAAAAAGAAATTCACCCCAGTTGATATGATTATTAAATTACAAGTTAAATAATTTTTCTAGGCACTCTCATTCGGGAGTGCTTTTTTATTTGAACATACCCATTAAAGGAGACGATCACATGTTATATAGCACGCTTCGAGTTGGAGAAAAAGAATACAAATTGCGCGTTACTGCAAAAATTGCTGTGGATATCGAACGAAAAATTGGCAAGCCACTACTTTCGATTTTTGGTGAGGGGAATCTGAATGAACTTCCAGGGATAGAGACACTTCTTATAGTTCTACACGGCGCACTCCAAACTTATGAGCACGGAATTTCACTTGAAGATGTCTACTGTATTTATGATAAATATGTTGAAGGCGACGGGTCGTATGCTGGACTCCTTCAAGAACTGGTAGAGGTATTGAAGATCAGTGGTTTTTTCAAGGGGGCGCCGAAAGAGAGCAAGACGGAGTAGGAGAAGCCCCAAAAAACTTAACAGAACTGTTTGAGAAACTGTATCTACCTGCCATTGAAAACGGGGTGGATGCAGTTTCTTTTTGGGATATGACATACAAAGAAATACTTGCTGCCATTCAAGGAAATCATCGTCGCGTTAAGTCAGAGCTTCAAATACAAGCATCGCTGATATATAAACTAGGGAATTTACTCGGGGTTGCTGTTAATAATCCGGCCAAGTACCCAACATTAAATGAGGCTTTTCCGGGGATGTTTGAGGAACAGAAGCGACAGCAGAACTGGGAACTTATGAAATCCCGAATTGAAGCATATGCAGCGGAACGCCGAAAGCGGGGTGAACCAAATGTCTGCAACGACGATTGAGGAATTACAAATTCTTATAACAACAGAAACCAGTGGATTGAAAAAAGAACTGGCGGATCTAAAGAGGGAATTAACAAACTCAGCTAAAGATGTGAAGCACGCCACTGATAGCATAAAAAGCGCATTCCGTGTTATGGCAGCCACGATTGCAACGCTGGGTATTGGGACTATGTTTAAGGCTGCAGCCAAGGATGCTATGACCTTTGAAGCGTCGTTGCAGCAGATAAACCGTATGATGGGTGCAAGCGCCAGAGAGTTCCAACGATGGGCTAACGAAAACGCTGACGCCTTCGGAATGTCAAGGCTTGAGGCGGTTAAATATGGCGCTATTTATTCCAACTTACTTAGTACCTTTTCTAAAGGAACGGCGGAAACAGCACAACGTACTCAGGATCTATTAAAGGCATCGGCAGTAATAGCTACAAGTACAGGTAGGACAATGGAAGACACAATGGAGCGGATTCGATCCGGTTTGCTGGGGAACACGGAAGCGATCGAGGATTTAGGCGTTAATGTAAATATTGCCATGATTGAATCCACTAACGCTTTCAAAAAATTTGCCAACGGTAAGTCTTGGAATCAACTTGATTTCCATACACAACAAACTATCCGCTACTTTGCAATTATGGAGCAAGCTGCACAAAAATACGGACTTGAGATTGCAGATAACACCGCTTCACGTCAAGCAGCCTTTGTTGCTCAGTTAAAAAATGCACAACTAGCTTTGGGCCAAGCGTTCTTGCCAATTTATAATGCTGTACTCCCTGCCTTGACCGCATTTGCAACTGCCTTGGCACAGGTAATGAACATATTTGCACAATTCATGCAGGCACTTTTCGGAGTGAGTCAGAAGCAAGCCAAGAACACAGCAGGGCAAACAACTGCCGTGAATAATCTGGGAGCTGCTTATGATGGCGCTGGGAAATCAGCGGAGAAAGCAGGAAAGAAAGCCGAAAAAGCCTCTAGATCGGTTGCTGGATTCGACGAGGTCAATCAGTTGGTTGAAAATAAAGGTGGAGCAGGGGAAAAAGATAATGGGGATAAGGCTGGCGGAGCAAATGCAGCAATTCCGGAATTAGGCGTTCCAGATGTAGACACTGACACGATACCAAATCAGATAAAAATGATGGCGGAAAAGGTCAAGAAAATTCTTTCTACAATATTTGAACCTTTCAAAAAAGCATGGGACAAACATGGTCAAGGTGTTACACAGGAGTTTGCGAGGGCTGTAGAAGGAACTAAGTCTGTGCTGAAAAGTTTCGGAGTGTTGCTTGTTAGTGTGTGGGACAATGGCGGATCAGTATTCCTTGAAAACATTGTTAGTTTGGGATTGGAAATTTCTCGGTTAGGGTTGCGAATTTATAATGACTTTATTTTGCCTGTTGTCGGATGGTTCGTTGACTTTCTAAATCCAGAAACAAACGCAGCAACACGCGGTATTTTGGACGGGATCAACTGGCTCTTAGAAAAAATGATAGAGTTTGTCAGTTATCTTGCCGGTGATGGATTTGGATATGTACAAATAGCGCTCGGCGGACTGGCAGGAGCTTTGCTTGGACTGGCAGTATACAAGACTATCATTGGTATCATTGAGTTTATAAAGGGATTTGCTGCAGCGGTCAGAGGTCTCATGGCCGCCATGGTTGCGAATCCAATAACACTCGTTGTCGTTGCAATTGGAGCTCTTATTGGAGCATTCATTACCGCGTACACAACTAATGAGAATTTCCGAAACGCGGTCGACAGACTATGGGGGCAGTTAAAAAACTTCCTAATCCCAGTATTCGAAACCGTCAAAGCAGTTTGTATTGAGGTGTGGAATAACGTACTAGCCCCATTAGGTGTTTTCCTAGCTGGCGTATTTGTGGCCGCGTGGGACGCAGTTATTAAGGTGGCAAAATTCCTTTGGAATGAAATTCTTACACCATTTGGTGAGTTTCTACGATGGTTTTGGAAGTCTATTTTGACTCCTGTAGCAACGATCCTCAATGAAGCACTCGTAATCGCGTTTGAGGCTGTAGCAGAGGTTGCTAAGATACTATGGGAAGATGTACTTGTACCATTAGGTGAATTCTTAGCTGATGCATTCTATAAAGTTATCGAAGGTGTCATAGAGATTTTCAGCCATTGGTGGAATAAAGTACTCAAGCCTTTAGGCGAGTATTTGAAAGACGTGTTCCAGCCAATTATGGAAGGAATAATTAAAGTATATGAATTCCTTTGGAAAAACGTCTTGAAGCCATTAATAGAGTTTTACGCTGGGACATTCAAAACTGTATTCGAAAACGTTGGTAACAGTGTGAAAGCAATTGTTAATGGACTTAAAACTGTTTTTAGTGGGCTCATAGATTTTATTGTTGGTGTGTTCACCGGCAATTGGCAAAAGGCTTGGGAGGGTGTACGAACTATTTTTAAAGGGATATTTGATTCTCTTTGGGGGATTGTAAAAATTCCTTTAAACCTGATAATTGACGGCATAAACTGGGTTATTAGTGGACTCAACAATATTAGTTTCAGTTTGCCTGATTGGGACGTATTGGGAGAATATGCGGGAAAGGGTTTTTGGTATTAATATCTCTCCAATCCTTAAACTGGCACGTGGCGGGATTGTTGATTCACCTACACTAGCAATGATTGGGGAGGCCGGTAAGGAGGCAGTAGTACCTCTGGAAAATACCAGTTTCGTAAACAACCTGGCAAGCGCTCTTGGATCTGCAGTAATGGCAGCCATGCAGATTTCTGGCGGCGGCCAACAAACTCAGTCAGGTGGTGGAGATATTGTCCTACAACTGGATGGTACAACAATCGCTAGAGTGTTGAACCCGTACTTATCTCAAGAACAAGGCCGAATCGGAAGCACAATTATTCAACCGTTATAGAAAGGAGTGGGTAGCATGATCAAAGTGAATGGGGTGGATCTTCCCACTCCATCTGATTACAACGTAGGAATACAAGATATATCAAAAGCAGAACGTAATGCCCGCGGCACAATGATAATTGAACGTATCGCAACAAAGAGGAAGCTTGAACTAGCGTGGAAATATCTTACCAAGGAACAATTACAGCAAGTTCTTAATGCCGTCTCACCTGTATTTTTTAATGTAGAGTACCTAGATCCACAAACTGGGTCGCGCCGCAGTGGAAGCTTTTATGCTGGCGATAGAACGGTTGGGGCTATGGATTATATAAACGGTAATATACGCTGGAAAGACATCAAATTCAATGTCATAGAAAGGTAGGCGCTGCAGCATGATTGAAGTATCACAACAGTATAAGCAGGCTGTATATGCACCTACCAGAATGACAGCAGCTAAGGTTAGCTTTGAAATCTTGGATAACGAGGCATACGAAGACAATTCTGTTTCAGTCACGACTGAGGCTGAAATAAGTCGAAAGAGTCAGTTGACAAACAAGATTCGGGAGATGTCTCATAAATATGCTACATTTGAACGTGATTACTTCCGATTGGATGGTTCTTTTTATATACCGCCACGCCCCGAGCAAGACGACAGCGAATTAGGTTGGTGGAGTAACGTCATAGCTGACGAAAACAGTGTATTCAACCCTCCACAGGCCGCCACATGGACATTTGGTGAAGAACACAATTCTATGGGGCTAACTATATATTTCGATGTTCTAGCAGGGGAATACGCTGCCGACTTTGATATAGATGTGTATCGTCTTGACGGTACGCAAATAGCTCGCGAATCGGTTACAGGCAATACAAACACGACATTTGTATGGGTACATGGTTTAGACAACTATGGAAAGATCATGATTACCATTCACAAATGGGGAAGTCCATACCGGCGGGCACGTATTACAGAAATGGACTTTGGTGTAATTAAGGAATATGACGGGGATAAGTTAATTAAAGTTAGCCTCGTGGAGCAAATGAATATTGTGGGCGACACACTGCCGGCCAACGAACTCAAGTTTACGATCGATAATTCAGATAAGGAGTTTAATATACTGAACCCACAGGGATTTTACCGCTTCCTGAAAGAGCGGCAGGAAGTTAGCTTGTCACTTGGGGTAGAAGTCACCGAAAACGAATTCGAATATATTAACTTCAAGAAATACTATCTCACGGACTGGCAAAGTGACGAAGGAGCCCTCACAACGACGCTGACTGCCAGAAACATCTTTGAGTTGTTAGAACAACGGGAATATACTCAGTCGGCGGGTGGGACGTTGTACAGTTTGGCTGAGGACATTATGCATCGAACAGGTATCGAAAGCTACTTTATTGATGATGGGTTGAAGGGCATCCCGACGAATGGCTTTCCCGAAAAGGTAAAGGCTCGCAAAGCGCTGCAATGTATCGGGATAGCTGGAAAATGCGCTGTATACCAGGACAGACAGGGAGTATTAAATATACGCCAGTTCAAGGCGCTTGACGCACAAACGACGTACATGGTCTATGCAGGGTCTGATATTTTCGTGGGTGAAATGACATATCCAGCCGTAGATAATGGCTACGATATGAAGAATATAACGTTTGACAATGTATACAAGGAACCACAAATAAAGCTAGATAAGCTGGTGCAGTCTCTAATCATGACGGTCTATATTGGCGGACAGAAACAGGAAGAGACTTTTTACAATGAGGGAGTAAAAGAAGGGGCGACTTTGAAGTGTGATAACCCCCTCATACAATCTCGTGAACTTGCCGCGGGTGTAGCGGAATGGATCGTATCAGAATCAAATCTCAGAGCGCTTTATCAGGTTAACTGGCGCCAAAATCCGTGTCTTGAACCTGGAGACATCGTTTTAGTCGAAGATAGTTTCGGTGCCAAGAAGCAATCAAGGATAACGAAAAATGAATTTCAGTTCCAAGGCTACCTTTCGGGGAAGACGGAAACGAAGGGCGGTGTATAGTCGTGTGGATCGAACCTAAAACTGAGTGGGCTCCCAATGACTTTTACAATTTTGAAGATTTGAACCGGGTCGAGAGTAACACAAAGGAAATAGCATTACTCATTGGATATTTTGGAGGAACTCCACAACTCGATGTTGTTACTAACCGAGATATGAAACGTATTGAGTTTGCTGACAGTCTTAACCGGATCGAGAGTAACGTATTTAAGTTGCAACAACGGTATAAGCCTGCTGGCTGGATATCAAATAAACTGGATTGGAAATCAAACGATCCATTTGACTACAAGGATGCAGCACGGTTAGAGAACAATCTGGCCTTGTTGCATTTTTATTACCAAGGCAACATTGATAACTTTAGGTATTGTGGGGCCTACATTTGTGGAGAGGAAGTGATTTAAATGCCATATGCACCAACGGAATGGAAAAACCGTGAAGTTGAGCGACCACGTACTTTTCGGATGCAAAATAATCCAGATGGTACAGTGACATTGTTACCGGCTGAAGGAAACATAATCGAACCAGGAACACCGATCATTGCAGCAAACATGAATAAAATTGAGCAAGGAATAGTCGATGCACAAGCAGCACTTGAAAATGTAGCACCTAAACAGCACACCCACGATGCTAAAGATATAGTATCTGGGATAATGGATGCTACTCGTTTACCATTACTTGATTCCGTTCAGAGCACTTCCGCGCAACATTGCGCCACTGCAAACGCAGTCAAAAGTGCATATGACAGAGCAAACGAGGCTTTTCAATCAGCCAGTGACGGGAAAAATCAAGTCGCTGCCGCTATCACTGGCAAAGGAATACCAGCATCGGGCAGTGACACTTATCCGGTATTGGCGCAGAAAATTAGCCAGATTACTACGGGCGTGCCAATGGCAAGGATTACGACGTCCGTATCTGAGTGGCCTAAGAATTTCCTTATCTCAGAAGGTGACACAACTACGTGGGGACTTTATTACATTGTAGTCACCGGACTGAGTTTCCAAGCAAAAGGCATTGTCGTTTTCTCCAAATACTATAGTCAACTAGCAGCTTTTGATCTGTATACCAACCCAGCTATATCAGTGAACGGAGCATCGTATAATCATCAAGTAGTTTTCCGGGATACACTACCTGAACTAAATGGATCTGTATTGGCTACAATAACACCTACCAGTTTTGTAGTACCCGTATCGCGTTATGAAGATGACAGCAATAAACCAGCAAGCGTAATAGTCTATGGTTAGGAGGGATACGGTTGAAAATCGGTCGTAGAATCTTTTATGACATAGTAACAGGCGAAAAACTGGTTGATACTGGTGAGCGTTCGGGGGATGTGTTCGTGACAACCATCGAACACGACATTAAAGTGTATACAGCCCTGTCTGAACGCAATCGAGAGTTTTTTGATTACATTGAACTGGAATATAAACAGTACGCCAAAGACTTTGCGGTGAGTAATGGCTACCGAGTCAATCCAATCACAAAAGAAATTGAATTTTCGTATCCTGATCCGAATCAGCCAGAGCCAGAGAAACCAACCTATCAAAAGCCTTTGAGCGAAGAAGTGGACGAGCTTAAACAGTCGGTTGCAGAGTTGACTATCATGATTGCACCACCGCAATAAGAAGGGGTGATTTGAATGAATTTTACGAAAGATAGTGGGCTTGTGAAGGTATGGGTTGGACTGGTCATGGTTGGAGTTTACAAAATGGAGCAAGTTCCGAAACTATACAATCTCAGAGACGCCGTTAACGAAGTAATCAACGGCACAGCACAATAAGGCGCTACCGCATAGGTGGCGCTTTTATTATGCCCTCGGCTAATGTCGGGGGCTATTTATATTTCACCTAAAGGGGGATAAGTATGGATCGCTTTAAAGAGTTAGGACTTACAGTATGGACTGCCGCTGCAGGAGCTAATGCAAAAGAGGCTTCCTTGGGGGCAGGCGCTGCATTTATCGGAACACTCGGATCTTTGTTAGGTGGTTGGGATAAGCCTCTGATTTTTTTACTTGCACTTATGGCCGCTGATTACGTTACCGGTGTTCTTGGCGCTATTAAAACAAAAACATTGAACAGCGAGGTTATGTTCTGGGGTGGTATTCGAAAAATTACGATTCTGTTCGTGATTGGTCTGGCCGCTCTCATCGATTCTTGGATCCAACCTGGTTCACTCCTATTCCGAACCATCGCGATATTCTTTTATGCCGGACGTGAGGGGCTATCTGTCGTTGAAAACTTGGGAGTTTACGGCGTGGACTTACCACCGAAGTTAGTTGCATTTCTTGAACAATTGAACGAGAAGGGAAAGGAAGTAGATAATCATGACAATCGAAATTAAACAACGGCTTCTTCCGGACGGACGTCCGAACAAGCCAGACAAACCTATGGAAAATCCGCAATATATCACGATACACAACACCGATAACACGAAGCCGGATGCAACCGCTGAATCACATTCTCGTTATGTATTGAACGGAAGCGGCGGAAGACAAGCTTCATGGCACTACACAGTGGATGATAATGAGGTTTACCAGCATTTGCGCGACAACGAGCAGGGTTGGCATTGCACAGATGGCAATGGGCCTGGTAACTCGACGAGCATCGGCATTGAAATATGTATGTACGATGAAATGAACGAAGAGGTTGCTTGGAAGAACGCCGCTTGGCTTGTGGCGAAGCTATTGAAACGACATGGCCTGACGCTTCAACGGGTAGTGCCTCACGGCCACTGGACGAAAAAGAACTGTCCGAGCCGAATCCTTCCTCACTGGTCGAAGTTTTTGAACATGATTGATAATGAAATGATTAGCCAGGGCAAGCCGCAGCAGCCGAAGCCCGAGCCAGTTAAGGAGCATGTCACAATCGAAGTTGATGGGAAGCAGGTAAAAGACGGCATCCTAGTAAATAACGTCACCTACGCGCCTGTTCGTGCTATAGCTGAAGCCTGCGGCCTAAATGTAAAGTGGGATCAGTCAGCTAAGAAAGCAACCCTCACGAAGGGGGCGACACAGTGAGCAAAGCGGTGTACAGCAAATGCACGGCGTCAAATGGCGTCGTGCTCCACTCGTTGAAGTGTAGTCCCAACGATGTGCAGTTACGGCCATGCCGGACAAGTATATGCAACCAGAAAATGACCGCCGTAAATGGCGGTTTTTTCGATTTTGCAAGCGGAGCATTGTTGTCGATAGCAGTCCAAAACGACAAGCCAGTAAAAGGGAATCGTGGGGCATACGGCTCCGGTTGGTTCAATGCAAAGTATGCCCGAGGCACATTGGTGTGGGACGCTGCTGCACGCCGTTATAGCATCCAGGTTGTTCGTTCTGCTGGCGAACTGCAGGTGTCCGATCGCAATCGGTATTGGGCACAGGGCGGGATCTCGATGTCGCTACAGGACGATAGGGGCTGGAAGCAGAGATCTAGCGAACAGAACATGCCGAATATGAGCGGGAAAGCGTTCCGGACTGCACTCGTATATGGATCCAGCTTGAGCCTTTGGATGGTCGTCACGAATTCACCCTGTACGGTAGAATCTTTTAGGACGGCCATCAAGCAGAAGATCGGCAGTGGCGCGCTCACAGATGGCATCTTCCTGGATGGAAGTGGGTCATCACAACTCCGCTACGACTCAGTTAGTCTCCGAGGTGATGGTCGAACGGTTCATTCCATTATCTCAATTATGTGATATACTGGAAATGTGTTGGGCTTGCCCACACAAAAACACGAGCTGTATGGGAGGGCATCCCTGCAGCTCGTGTTTGGTTACTCTCCTATCGCCAACCAATTACCATCATCGTCACAATAAGTGCAGGATACAGGAGTAACAATCCCGCCTTGTTCCAGCTCATACGATTTAGTACCGTCACACACCTTACACTTATCAGCCGCCCAATGAAATGTAACTGTCAGATGTGATAAATTCATAGCCTCAATTCTATTCAGCAGATCATCATTGCCTATTTCTGATCTTACCAATTCACGTTTTGATCCATCGTCTGCCACCAACATAGCAACCAACTTGCTTCCAAAACGTTCCTCATAAACATCAATTTTCATTTCCTACACTCCTTCGAACTGATCTGTTTACAGTATATATTACTACTAGGTTTCGTGTATGGGGCCGAAGCCCCTCGACGTCATTTGCAGAGAAGTACCAAAAGAATTACGACACTAAGCATTGTATTCACGAACTGGAATGTTATTGTGATATCACTTACTTCCTTCTTGTCCACGGTAAAACCTCCTTAGGATATTTACCTACGGTTACGTTGGGCCCTAATCAGCCCGGCGATACTAAGAATCAATGTCCCAACGATGAGTACCCAGACGATGAAATTCATAGCTTGTCCATCCTCCTTCATACCTTGAAAATGTGGTGAAGGTCGTGATAAGATTTTGGTGAAGGAGGCCGCAGGCAGGCGACCTCCCAGGTACTTACTATGCGCAGCCCGCAAAGTTAAGTACCTTTTACTTTTTACGGCTATTACGAAACAAGATGAATGCGGTGACACACTGGATGATGGCCGTAATAAGTTGCACCGTATCTTTCACGCCCTTCACCTCCAATCTGCTTCCGACACTAAATTCGTGTCATCCACATCTATAATATATCATGACACTATTTTCGAGTCAACAATAATTTGACACTTTTTTAGTGCCGTAATATATTGATTAAGAGGTGGTATTGATGAAGCATGTTCGATCCAATTTAAAACAAATGGCCGATTCCAGAGGAATTAAAATACGGCAATTAGCTCGTGACATAGATTATCGCTATGAGACGGTACGCCAAATGTACAATGATGATTTGAAACAGTTCCCTCGGGATCTTTTGGACAAGCTATGTGATTATTTCGATTGTGACATTAACGAGTTATTAATATTGGTTGAAGAGTAACCTGTCATATTGGCAGGTTATTTTTTGGCCTTGAAGCAAAACAAATGTTCGCATTATAATAAGAACAAATGTTCCGTTTTATTAAGGAGGATATATGAAAGACTGAAGAGAGATGCTGCCGAATCAACAACCAGCAAGAAAGCAGACCAACCGCCATACTTATGTGGCTGCATGGCTGCAATGCGTGGGCGCTGGATAATGGGGTGTACCAAATGTGTCAAATGCAACAAGCCAGTGTATGACAATATGATACCGGAATCTAAACGTTAATGCCCCGAATTACGAACCGCAATCCATTTGTCAGATATGAACTAACATTGGAGGTGTAGTTCATTATTTTTGGGGCTTTTCCTATTTAAATAATGTCTCAAATGGGGAAGTAATATTGTATATGAATATATGAGCTTATACACATATATATGAATATATGAGCATACATTAATTGTCATTAATTACAGGTATTATTAACCATGAGAATATACTAATATATTCCTATAAGGAGATGACATATATGAAGCAAAATTCGGAAACATTCATGAAACTAAGAATTCAAGAATTACAAGACAAACTCTATAAAGATAATAAAGAATTCTACACAAAATTGACGATTTATTATCAGGAGTTCGACTATGTAAACAAAGATGTGGGTTCGTGTATGTTGGAGATCGAAGAAAAACTCAACGAACTCTTAGACTTTGTGGGGTATGTGTATAAAATCGCTTTTAAAGACGCTATTGAATGGGAATGCCTAGAACATAATCAATTATGTAAATGATAAGAAAACCCGCCCCTGTTAGGTGAATCCAGTATAGCGACAGGGACGGGTTTTAATATATTTTAATCACTGATAACATATTGGTTCTAAAGAATTCGCCCATCTCGAAATGATTGCCACAATGGTGCATAAGCTGACGAAGGATGCGACGCCGCAGCAGTTGGAGGAGGCAGGGCTAGGACCTCATTTTGTAGCGCATGAGAAAGCGTTGTTCTATAGCAATGCTGCGGGGGACCCATGGACGGCCACCTACATACAGGCCAAGGGAGAACCTATTGTATACTTAGACACAACTATTCCATGTAATGCTGATCGACTCACCATTCTCGATTTCAATTTGTGCAATAAGTGAGCGAATTGCATTTTTTGCCTTGATACGATCTATCCCAGTGATATCGTTCATGAGGTTATTGGCATGTTTAACAATGTTTTGTGAATTGGGTTTTTCCTCTTTAAGTTTGGACAAGCGAGTGCTTATATCCTCTCTCTCGGATTCGACGCGTTGCCTTGCAAGCTTCAAATCTTCGGCTGAAATTAGTTCATTTTCATACGCTTCGATTTGCTTTTGCATTTTCTTGCTTATTTTAGCGAGTTGATTTTCGAGATCGCGAACTTTATCATGTTGGTTTTTTGGGGAAGCAACCTTAATCTCGGCATTTGATTTTTGACCCAACATTTGTATTTCTTTAATTATCAAATTCTCAATATCGTCACGGTGTACAGCATGGTAGAAGCAGCCGTATCCTGAAACATAAGATGCACAAATGTATCTATAGTAAGTGTACTTGCCATATTTTGTTTTGTGTCTGCTTGTAGAACCCTTCATATTTCGACCGCAATGCCTACATTTTAAAACGCCAGTTAATAAATATGTTTCACTATCGGCATGCTTATGTGCTTTTGAACGGTATTTCATTATTTCGTTTACTCTAAGGAATCGTTCAAGTTGAATTACAGCAGGGTGATTATTTTCTCTTATTACCCACTCACTCATCGGACGAATTACAGTTTTTCCATCTCTATTCATTCGCTTATTATAAATTTTCATTCCTGCCAGTGCAGGGTTTTGCATTAAACGCTTAACACTGGTCTGATCCCAAAGATAACCTTTCTTTGTTCTGGAGCCGCGCTCATTTAATATCTGTGCAATTTTTCGATGGCCGTATCCATCCTCTCCTAAGTCAAACATAAGGTTAGCGAATTCAGCCTCAGACTTATTAATTTCATAGTAACCATTTACGACATCAAGGCCATAACACGGCCTAGTTAAAGCTTTGCTTGTTTTTTTTGCAAGAGGAAGCATGTTATCCTTCACGCGCTCACTTATACGAGCTCGCTCGAATTCAGCGAAAGAGCCAAGTTGCTGCATGACCATTTTGCCAACAGGACCGGAAGTTGTGTCGAGGCGCTCACTAGCTGACACAAAACTACAATCATGTTGCTCCAATAATTTTATTGATTGGAGTAAGTCCAAGAGATTACGGCAAAATCTATCGAGTTTTGAAGTTACAACAACATCATATTTATTCTGCCGAACATCGTTCAACAGTCTTTGAATTGCAGGTCGTTTCAAGTCTTTGGCGCTATATCCATCGTCTATATACATTACAGGCTCATTCCACAACATGCCTTTGCAATACAAAATAAGCCGCTCTTGTTGTTCCGAGAGAGAGTTACCTTTGTCAGCTTGTTCATCTGTAGACACTCGAATATATGCGGCTACTCTCAAAACGATCACTCCTTAGTATTTAATAACATTCATTTTAAGCTTGCCAATAACAATTGCGTCAGATGGCGGGGCAAAAATCGGTGGGTAGTTGGGGTTCTCTGATTGCAATACTAATTGATCGCCATTTTTATAAACACGTTTCAATACAGCTTGGTCACCAATCAAAACAGCTGCAACTTCTCCATTTTCAACTTCTGGTTGTCTTCTAATCAGGAGCAAGTCACCGTCGAATATACGGGCGCCAATCATAGAATCACCTTTGGCTCTCAAGTAAAAATATTCACCGCCATTAAGCCAATCTTTTGGAGTGGGTTCGTATCCTTCAATGTCCTGGTACGCAAGCGCCCCTTCTCCGCAGCAAATCTTGCCCACCACAGGGAGCATAATCAAATCACTAATTTTCTCTTCCGCAAATATATCATCAATATTTACTTGGTATACAGAAGCTAGTTCTCTGATGGTATTTAAGCTCGGACGCCTTTTTTCGTTTTCATAGTGAGAATACGTCTGTTTACTTATACCGAGTTTCTTCGCCACTTCTTCTTGTGTCCAACCCTCAATCTTTCTTAGTTCTTGCAATTTTTTCCGTACACGATTTATCTCCTCCTGAATGATATTATACACACTTATTTTAAAAAGTAAACATATAGTTGACAAAATGGCGAAAAAGAATGAAATATGACGGTTGACATCGCCTATATGTTGATATATGATTGAGTCAACATTTAGGCGACTTTAATATATGGAGGGAGGTGGCTTAGGTGGAGGCGCTTAAATCGCAAAGAAAAAAGATGAATCTATGCCAGCAGCAAATCGCTGATGGTGTTGGAATTAGTCGACAATATTATAGTAATATCGAAAATGGAAAGCGTCCGCCTTCTGTTGCTTTGGCAAAAAGGATAGCTGCTTTTTTAAACGTCGAATGGACGATTTTTTTTGCAGAGTGAGTCAACAATTAGGCGACTTAAAGGAGCGATGACCTTGACAGAACAGGAGAAAAAAGCAAAGAAAACTCAACTCATAAAAGAAATTTTCCTTGAAATTAAAGCTGTTGGTTCGGTCGAACAATTGCAGAGTTCCAAATAGGGTAGTCCATCATCTTATCAAGCATATGATTCACTGGGAGGCGGTGAAATGCGCAAACGAGTTGTCTTAAAAGTAGTAGCACATTACGTCATGTCAGAAGGTAAGCGAATTGAAATTGATCCAATTGCAACTGATTTACCAGATCGTTGCAAGGTGGCTATTGCTGAAATGGTGACAGGTTCACGCCACAAGATTGAAGTCGGCTCCTAGGAGCCGATGCGGTGGACAAGCCATATAGAAAGGAGATAAACCACCATGAGCAAGTCAGAGATTATCACTGGTCAATTAGTAGTTGAAGATGGAAAAGTATCTATCCAGCGTGAAGATGGCAGCATGATTGAACTTAACCGAACAGACCGTATCGAAGTCATGAACGCAGGGAAGTTTGAGCATGCGCCGTTTAAACGAATTTTGGAAAGTCACGACGAATATGGCTGGTCAATTCATGCGGGGCTGTATGCATCGGTAGAGATTATGAAGAGAGGGGGAAGTAAATGAGAAGGTTTCCGATTGCAAAAGAACCGAATTGGGCTTCGGAAGAGCTAAATCAGGAGCTAGTTGAAAAGATTATTTCAGTTTTGAAGGAAGCTAAGGTTTCATACGCCGAGGCATACGAAACCTTAGAAGCTGTGTACCGAACTATGGAGTATCGTTCAAAGTTTTTGCATCTTTAAGCTCAAAGGCAATTTTCCAACCTGGAATTAAGCGTTGAATCATTACAGGATCTATAGCCAATTAAGAAAGGGGGTATAAACATGAAGTCAGGAAAAACATGGCAAAAATATGTAACTAATTTTGCGATTGTGGGATCAGGTATTCTGACGTTATTTCTTGGATTGGCGGTTGGGAGGCAAGTGTTGCTCAACCAGCAGTATGCACAGCTGATTGAGCAAAGGGAAGAACTTAATCGTCAATACGACCAGTTGAACAAGGATTTTTTGAAGGATATGAATGCTCTTCGGGAATCTTTGTCTCGGAAGATTGATCGGGTTTTGGATTAGAAGCAACGGACTTAATTAACTCAAACAGCTCTTGAAATTTTTTATCGAATTGATTTGTGATTTCCTGATGCTGTTGCCTACTCTGTTCGCTGCTGGCTACGGCATCGTGGTGTGACATGATAGCGAATAACAAGGGTAGAACTACAGCTAAAATGCGATAAAATTTTTGGAAATCAATCTCATTGGCTTGAATCGATACACCGTTGATATCGGCCTTTCTAAAAATTTCTTCTTTGGCCCCAGGGACTTCTGTTTCAACTGATTCAATTAAATCCATTAGTTTTGAAGATAACGAGTCACTTATAAAAAGATGACTATAATCTTGTTCACGAATGAAGTCGGCAACAGCTTCCCATTCCTTTGCTACAGGAAGAAGAGCGTCTGAGAATCTGGATGCTGCCAAATAATTGGCTTCCATAGCAGTAGCCAAAGCTGAAGTAGCAGGTCTAAAACTCTCTCTTAATCTGTTTTGTTGTTCTAATAATCTTGTCAAAGTAGGCGTTAAGTTGTGGTTTAGTCTATCAATCGTATTAATCATTTCAAAAATATCATGTTTCAAATAAGTTACCCTCCCTTCAATGGTGTCTGGACAACTCTATTGTAATAGGGATAGGTGATATATCACAACTAAATATTGGAAAGGAGGGAGTGGCATGACAAGAGCACAATGGCTTCGCACCTGTGGCAATTTGCTACAAATGCGGGATACAACTCAATCAGCCAGCGCGCGGCAGTTTTATCAACGGCAATACCAACAACTTAAGGAGAAGTTAGACCGTGACAAGCGAAGAATTAAAAGAAGTTATGACGCATGGCGTGCCAGTTGAGCACAGAGGAATTACATACAGTCACATCTCAGCGATCATTTACCGGAAGAGCGAAACAGGCATGTTTATGCAAGTGGAGCTGCTGGATAAAACCAGAAACAGCGTAGTGATAGCAAGTCCAGTCGAGGTAAGGAGATTGGAAAAGAAATGAATATAGAAATGAAATCGCCCCGATGGACGCTTTAGCAGAAGCGTACACGGGGCGAAGTCAAAGCGGAATGCTATAAATCAATCCTTTAATAAGTATAGCAAACTTCGCGGCGACAAGGCAACGCGTTATGCGTTATCGAGCTTGTAAAGGGTATTATCTTTCCTACGATGGGGAGTACAGAGGGAAATAGGACAACCCAATATACAGCAGCAGGATAGATATACTCGGCAATATACAGCTGGGGGAATATAGCCGTGAAGAATGTCATGCGAGAGAAGAAGATATATTGTGGCGAGGAGTATATGGAGGTGGACATTTACAATCACACCATCCTAACTCCTTTAAAAAGAGGAAGGGCGAAGAAGAAGAAAGAGAGTCTTCCCAAGCAGAAGAACCTTAATGATAAAAACGCAAAGAGATATTGCAAACTGATAGTGAAAACGAACTTTGGGGAAGAGGATCTGCACGTAATCCTTACCTATGCCATAGAACCAGAGACGTTAGAAGAGGCTATGAAGGAAGTGGCGAACTACTTACGGAGAGTGGCGCACAGAAGGAAGAAAGAAGGATTGCCCCCGTTAAAGTATGTTCTCATCACAGAGGGTGGAGATGAGACGAGGGGAAAGAAGAAGAGGTTCCATCATCACATCATCATGAATGGCGGGTTGGAACGGGATGTGGTGGAGAATCTGTGGAGAAGACCAAAGAAGAAAGGGCAGCAAAAGGGTGACTGGATTGGATATGCCAACACGAAAAGGTTGCAGCCAAATGACAACGGATTAGAAGACTTGTCAGGATACCTCATGAAAGATCCAAAAGGCAAGAAGCGTTGGAGCTGCTCGCAGAATTTAGAGAAGCCAGAATATAGAACCAATGATCACAAATATTCAAGACGGCAAGTAGAACGGATTGTCAGAGATGAAATAGACAACCAACGCTACTGGAAAAAGATATACCCCAAATGGGATGTTACAGAGGCTAAAGCGGCTTACAACGACATCACAGGGTGGGCAATATACCTGAAATTCCGAAGGGCGAGGGAATGATCATATTTCAATGCCAACTATACACATTCGAAAAGAGGGTAAAGGCATGAAGATCGAAATTGAGGGCGAGTTGCCATCGCTAAACGAGATTATAGATGCTGCAAAATCGCATTGGTCGTCCTATAGGGAAATGAAAGAGACGAATACGAGTATTGTGGCGTGGACTGCGAAGCGACTGCCATGTATTGAGAGAACCAAAAAAATCGATGTGACAATCATTTGGTACTGCAAAGACAAGCGTAGGGACAAGGACAACATCATGGCGGGGCAAAAGTTCATATTCGATGGGTTGAAGGAAGCGGGGATTATTGAAAACGATGGATGGAAACAGATCGGGGATGTTACCCACCGTTTTCGGGTGGATCGGAAAAATCCGAGAATCGAAATTGAAATAGAAGAGGTGCTGACATGAAAACGATATCCATCATCAACCTTAAAGGCGGGGTGGCGAAGACGATCTCCTCCGTAAATATTGCCCACATCCTTGCAACAGTACATGGGAAGCGGGTACTGCTCGTGGACAATGACAAGCAAGGAAATGCATCAAAGATGTTCGGCCTTCACAATTATGCCGAGCCCAGCATTGCCGAAGTCATGACAGAGCGGAATTTGAACATCAATGAAATTATCATGTCCACTCCTTATGCGGGATTGGACGTTATCCCAGCAAACATGAATCTGCTTCGCGCCAATCTGCAAGTATTACTAGACACTACAAGACCGCAGCAGACAAGGCTTAGAAACGCCCTCAACCAAGTAGCGGATCGTTATGACTATTGCATCATAGATAACGCGCCTGACATCAACATATCTGTTATCAATGCACTAGTGGCATCTGATGACGTTCTGATTCCCGTTAAGATCGACAAATTCGCTTTCGACGGCTTGGCAGAGTTGAAAGAACAGATAGACAATACACGCGAAGATTTGAACCCAAGCATCAGCCTGAGAGGTTGTTTCGTCACTTGCTACCAAAAGAATGACGTAAACGAGCAGGGCGAAGAATGGCTGCATAACCAAAAGGATTTCCCTCTGTTCCAGACTCATATCCGCAAAACGGAAAAGGTGGACGAGAGCACGTTCGCCGCTATGCCGATAATCGAATATTCACGCCGCTGCGGGGCGGCAATGGATTATCTGAAACTCGTATCCGAATATCTGAACGTGTCCGATTCGGACACGAATGGGAGTTGAGCATAGTGGCAAAGTTCAACCTCAACCAATTGTTGAATGGTAGCGGGAAATCAGAGGAACAGCAGCCAGTAAGCAATTACAAAATATCGCACATATCCGTGTACGATCTAGAACCATCCGAAGATAACTTTTACTCGACGGAGCAGATCGAGGAACTGAAACTATCGATTGCCACATTTGGAATCAAGCAAAACCTGATCGTGAAGCCCGTCGGTGACAAATACAGAGTAATTGCAGGCCACCGTCGACGTCTCGCAGCCTTATCGCTGGCAGAAGAGGGGAAGCGGGAGTTTGAGAAAGTGCCCTGCATCATAGAAACCGAAGAGGATGAGCTACGCGAAAAGCTGCTGCTCATCACAACCAATTCAACAGCGAGACAACTATCCGACTGGGAAAAAATCAAGCAGGCAGAAGAGATGCGAACAATTCTGGAACAGATCAAGAAGCGGGACAAGATACCAGGAAGATTGAGGGATCTCATTGCAAGCACATTGGACGTATCACCAACACAGGTTGCGAGGATGGAAGCAATATCAAAGAACCTCGCTCCTGAGTTTAAGGCAGAGCTGCAAGAAGGCAATGTAAATATGTCTACCGCCTATGAACTATCCGGTCTACCAGCGGAGCAGCAACAGGAGGCATACAGTGTATATCGTTCCACGGGAAGTGTATCCATCAAGGATGCCAAGCAACGGAAGCGGGAAAAGCCATTGAATAACGGAACAAGCGAAGCGGGTACAAAGGATTGCCCTTTTTGCGGAGACTCTCCAAAGGTGATAGAGGAATATGGCGGGTATAGAATCAGCTGCAAAACCTGTTTTGCTGCTACTGGACTAGCTATTGACATAAACGAAGCGTTCGAACGTTGGAACAGAAGACACCACGATTAGGAGGGTCGGAAATTGGCATTCGTCAAGAAGAAAAAGAAAGAGATTCAACCGTGGAGGAAACAGATCCTAGCTCATCATCAACACACGCCAACCCGCGCAGATCGGGCGGAGTTTCCGCATGATGTAGTTAAAGAGCTAATCGAGGAAGCGGACGGAATTTGTCAATGTGGCTGCGGAAGACCGGATGATGATACCCACCACGTCATGCCACGCGGGAGAGGCGGCAGAGGTGTGAAAACAAACGGGATGCGTGTCAATCGATTTTGCCACACGAGAATCCAAGATAACGAGGAAGAGCTACAGAAATGGATTCTGATATACAGAACTCGGCACGGGAACCATTTCTGGTTTGATGAACAAGATTGGGAAGAACACAACCGAAGACAAGCCGAATTGAAAAAGGCAGAGATAGAAGAACGACTGAAAATGAAGCGGGTGGAGCCGATTATGGAACTGCTATCAACGGCAGCAGGCCGAAGATTGAAAGCGCAGGAAAAGCGGTTCATAGAATCACTCTCGGAAAAGAACGCGATAACCTTCGGTGAGCTTATGAAGGATATAGTGAGCGCTTCGACACAAGAAAAACCGTTCGGTTACGGGTGGTTTGATGACTAGGGGGAGAGCATGAACCACATCATATTCTTTTCTGGCGGAAAGGCCAGTTTTGCAGCGGCCGATTGGGTTCAAACTCAGTACCCGGAAGACAATATCCTGTTGTACTTTACAGACACACTTTGGGAGCACGAAGACCTGTACCGCTTTATTGATGAGGCATCGGACAAGCTGCGTTTGCCAATGCTCACGCACAGCGCCGGATTGAATCCGTTGCAGCTCATGTTCGAGAAGAAGCTTGTATTCAATTCCCGGATCGGTGATTGCTCGAAACTCCTGAAAATGAAGGTAGCCCGTGATTTTCTCATGAAAGGAAGGCCGCCAGCCATCGAGAAATGGCGGAACCGCGAGTATCTGAGGCAAGAGGACTTTATCACTGGCGCCACGCTTTACTTCGGAATTGGTTTCGACGAGATGCACCGGCAGCCAGCAATAGTAAAGAACTGGGCACCGTTCCGGGTGGAAATGCCATTGATAGACCACAACATATGGACAGATAAAATTCTACTGAAGCACGGCATCCGGCAGCCGAAAATGTATGATTACGGCTTTTCGCATAACAACTGTAATGGGCGCTGCGTAAAGGCTGGACAAGGGCATTATAAGTTGCTTAAAAAGCGAATGCCAGCAGTCTTTAGGAGGATTATGGAGCAAGAACACTACCTTTGGAATTGCGTATCAGCTTACCGTTACATCAAGGCTGCGGAACTGCCGCCAGAATTAGAAGAGATGGAGTTGCAGCGTCTGGATGATGCATATCGTGATTACTTTTACGACCGAGCAGTTCGGCCGAAACTATACATTCATCCGACTGCTAGCAGTGTGTACATGGAAGTCCAAAGATATAGCTTTATGAAACGTGATGGTAAGCCTTTTACCATCAGGGATCTACATTATGAGATCGAAAATGATATGCAAATAGATTTATTTGACATCGGCGGCTGCGGTTGCTTCCTAGAATACTAACGCAAGGAAGGAGAGAGGGCATGAGCATACCAAGAATATTGCACTATCCGGGATCGAAGTGGAGCATGGCGGACTGGATCATATCAAACATGCCGGAGCATGAGACGTATTTAGAGCCGTTCTTTGGATCGGGTGCGGTTCTGTTCTCGAAGGAACGCAGCCGGCTGGAAACGGTAAATGACATAGATGGGGAAATAGTGAACTTGTTTCGAGTAATCCGCGAAAGACCGGACGAGCTGGCATATGTGGTTCAATGGACTCCACATAGCCGCGAGGAATACTATCACAGCTATGAAGCAATAGAGGATGAACTTGAAAGAGCGCGCAGGCTGCTAGTGAGGCTCTGGCAGGGTCGCGGCGGAAAAACATCACACCGCACAGGATGGCGCAGCATGATAGAAGCGAATGGACCTTTACCAGGCAAAGAGTGGATTCAATTCCCAGAAAAGATCGCAGTGGTGGCGGAACGTCTAATAGGTGTACAGATAGAAAATCAACCAACGATGAAGTTACTTCCACGCTATCGGCGACCAAATGTCCTTATATATGCCGATCCACCTTACATCATGGCAACGAGAACAACTTCGAGCTATCGCTTCGAGATGACGGAAAGCGACCATATAGAACTGCTGGATGAATTAGATAAGCATCCTGGACCCGTATTGTTGTCCGGATATGCCCATGAAATATACGACGATAGATTGAAACATTGGAAGCGGGAAACAAAGAAGGCAAAGGCGGAAAACGGCGCCAGTAGGGAAGAGATTCTATGGATTAATCCCGTTGCTGCAGCACAAGTTGGCCAACTCGTATTGAATCTATAGGGCAAAGCCCAAGGGGAGAGAACATGAACCAAATAGCGGCGTTGGAACGGAAATTGGTAGCAGCCGAGAAACGAACGGAGAAGGCAGCAGAGGCACGTCGGTCACTTGGGTTAGGCGCATCTAGGGCACGGATCACGACGGCTAACGCTAGATGGTCAGCGGCTGCCGAGGAACGGGATAGAGTTATGGAGCAGTTACAAAAGGCGAGGGAGAGTGTAGAACGATGACAGAGGTACTAAAGCTATCGGAATTAGCGGACGATGTGGAAATTGGTAGGGAGGAACACAGCACAGTATACACGGTAGCCGAATTGAAGCGAGAAATCATTGAGCTGGGGGAACCGCACCATGAATACAAACACTGGTACACCATCGAGAATCAAAGATGGCAACCGAGCGCTGAACGCATGATCGAAGACTATATCGATAACCAATATCCAGACATGTATGAGGGTTGGGAAGATCGCGTATGTGATTGCATCACAGAAGACGTTATGCAGCGTCTACAGGCTGTTTTGGATGAAGCATTCTCGGGCGATCACGCAACCGTATATTGGACATTTGAGCAGCCAGTAGAGATTGATATTTATCCAAATGAAGTCTAGGGCCTTCGGGCCCTCTAAGGGGAGAGATAGAGGATATGAAACGGACAAGAGAACAACGCATTGACATAGTGAATGAAATCATTCGTGAAATCGCCAGCCGTGGCCGCTGCTTTCTTCATTCTAGCTCCAAAGAGAGAACATCATACTTTGTTTGGGACGGGCGGAAGCTTTGGTATATCGATTATTACACTGGCGTACCGCTTCATATGCAGAAAGGTTCATCTCACAAGACTACTAAACATCAATATTACTTTACCAGTGGAGGAACAATGTGGGGGCTTGTGAACGACTTCAAAGATTTCATCTTTGGGGATGATGATGCCAACCACAATAACGGATACGGCGGCTTATACTGCCCACATTGGGGCTATCCAGAAGAAGATATGAAAGCCATTCGAAAGCTTGCTACAGAATTGGGATATCTGAAAGGTGAGTGAACGTATTGGAACTAGAGAATGTAGCTAAAGCACTTAAAGATACGGCTTATATGTTTATGTGCTCTTATAAAACGGCATGGGAGCAGTTCATGCATCCAGCTATTACAGAAAAATTTACGTTCGATGAAGTCATGGAGTATATCAATGGAGAGTGAACAGAATGAATAAGCGGCTAACAGATGAGACCAGAGAAGCATGGGGATTAAATCTCTACTTATTAAAAGCAAGTTGCGGAAATGCAGAAGTAACGGCGGATTCGGATGATTTATGTGCCCTGATTGAATCAGAAAAGGCAGGATGGGAAGAAGTAGAACGGCTGAAAGAAAAGTTCTATACCGAGCAAGAACGCGCGGAAAAGTTCATACATGAAGCTTATAAGCAGATCAAAGAAGTAGAACGGCTGAAAGAAGAGAACGAACGAATCTTCGAGCGATTAGAGCATCTAGCTAATAAACCGATTGCTGTTTTTGGAGAAGGTTTTGGGTATGAAGAACACTATCGTTGGCTGAAGGATGATTTAAAGTCGTTGGTAGCCTCCATACAACGCATACAGAGGGGAGAGTGAACATGAATAAGCGTGACTTAAAGAAAGATCTTGGGATACTCGAATCTATCACGAGAAATACGAGCGAGATAGAAGACATGGTGTATGAAGTAGTTGCGCCACACGCTATACGGCGTGCAATTGCAGCGGAGGAAGAAGTGGAACGGCTAAACCAGCGGCTCCAAGACGCACTAAAAACAATGATAATCGTGAGGGATGAACTGAAAATAAACGAGAAAATGGGACTCTTCAAGTGTACAAGGTGCGACTACACAAATGATATCAATCTACTTTCATATACCATACAACGCATACAGGAAGGGGTAGAACGGAATGGATCCATATGAAAACCACAGGGACGAATGGCGAGAAGAAGAAAATAGATTGAGATATGAACGTGAACAGGCGCAGAAAAGGAGAGTTTATCACCCAAACGATCCGGACTTTATTGCTCCAGAGGAGGATGAAGAAGATGCCGAATACGTGACTCAAGAGTGTCCAACATGCGGCGGTAGTGGCTTCTCTGGTCATGGCACAAGTTATGGCGATGTATGCGATGAGTGCGCTGGAACAAGTGAGATCGTTGTAGACATACAACGCATACAGGAGGAGGGGAAGCAGTCATGAAAGTATGGTATAGCTCATCGAGTGAATCTAAACCGTGCATGTTATGTGGAAAGAAAACCACTCGCTACAAGGTGTATGAGCAATCGAATCTGGAATTGAGATTGCCTTTGTGTGATGACGGTACAGAGACATGTTGCTATTGGGAAGTGGATGTAAAGAGCCTTGTAACGCGGCAAATGATCTATTTGAAAAAGGAAATCATCCAGTCAGGAGGTACAGGGGATGAGTAACGTTGTAAAAATGCCGAAACACCCATGTCCTTTTTGTAAAAAGAATGATTCAACACAATTATGTGACTTCGTGATAGGAACAGCTTGGACAACTGTCAAAGATGAAAAAGGGCATATGATCGGAAGCTATTACGAGACTTGCGATAACGAGATGTGCAAAGAATGTGCATCACTTCAAACAGGCGGATATGAGTACTGTCCATCATGTCAGAAGCTACACGAATATGTCCAGAAAAACCACGTCAGACGGCCTCGACCTATGGCGGTCGCACAAATAATGGGGAGGTATGGTGATGAGTAATAATCTCTATAAAAACAGTGAAGTAATCGGCAATTACTCAGATTATTGGCTGCTGGCTATAAAGCAGATGAAGGAACATGGAGCAATAGACGCACAACAACAAAGGGCACTAAACAGGAAAGTAAAGAGTTGGTGGTATGACAAGATGAGCGAATTGGAAGGTGGTAGGGGATGAGTAAACAGATTAAACCATCATTTGATGAGATCACAATCAAACTTGAACCGGAACAACGATTCTTCTATCAACGTGAATCTGACGGAGCTATCGTCCTTGTGGATGAAATAGAAATATTCGCTTATGCCAAGCAACTCAATCTGAGCGGAACGCATTTTGAAGTAGATTACGAAGATAAAACGATTAGAAAGGCTGCAGAACGAAGCTTCATGAACTTTGAAACCAATCTACTAGGAGAATATTCGGAAGGTGAGGGTTAGGGGATGAGTAGACAAATCAAGTTCAGAGCGTGGGACGTTTTCAAAGAGCAGATGGATTATGAGGTGTTTCTTGATCCGAACGGAAAGGTAGCAGCCTTCAGTCCGCTATGGGGATTTTACGTCCGGGGCAATTCGGATGATGAAATGAAGTTGATGCAATTCACAGGGCTGCATGACCGCAATGGGCAGGAGATATATGAGGGTGATATCTTCCCCAGCGGAGCAAGAACAAGAGGGGAAGTCACCATTATCTGCTACGATTCGCGACAAGCAAAATTCAAGGCTGTGCCATTTGGATTATACAAATGTAATGCAGGAAACGGTGGTTGGACTGGATTCGATGTAAATCCATTAAGTGAAGTTATAGGCAACATATACGAACACCCTCACCTGCTGAAAGGAGAAGGGGCACATGTATGACTGGCTAGAATGGCCGTTGGTATTCGTAGGATTGGCATTCCTGGCACATGGATTCAATTTCGTAACAATCAATAAGCATGAACATAAACACTATCACGGACGGGAAGGAGATAGTAAGGATGCCTGAAACAACACAGCAACCAGCAAGAGACTGGCAAGATGATTGGATGCTTGTTAAGAATTTGGAGCTTGAAACACTACGTAGCCGGGAACCAGGTGTCATATATCTATCGGCGGAAAGGGAGGAGGAACGCCTTGGTTACTGGCTACAGCAGTATCGTATCAAGGCGGAATGTTACGACGAACTGAAAGAACAACTGGCACGGATCAACTGCGATTACCACGCGCTAAAGGCCAACTTTTTGAAGCTCCGGGAAGAGTGTGGAGCCGAGAAGAAACGAGCGGACGAAGTGAAAGACATCATCCTTGATGCCATAGGCACGTTAGCTATGCGTGGAAATAAAGAAGATGCCGACCGAATAGCGGACAAACTCAGAAACGTTGGAGCTGACAAGCTATGAACAAAATAACTGCTAAGACACATTGGGTATGGACGGATAGAGCAGCCGAAACATGGGACAACCGGTATAAAGGGCAGCAGCGCGTAGCTGGGCAGCCGATTAAATGCGTGGCGGAAGATTCAAGAGAAGTAGAACCTGCTTGGCTGCTACGCGGTTATGTCATAGATGCATCGGATTATATATCAGAGGATGGCCAGATGGACTTATACGAGCTATTGGAGGGATGAGAATGGGACAACTCTCAATGTTCAAACTGGATGAGAAGGAGACATGGCGGCGCGTTGAGGAACGGTTGGAATCAGCGAGACTATACAAACGATTCGGTTTCATACGGCGCGAGGCAAAGGTAACGGCAGTATACAGCGACATGCCGCGAAGCAATACCAATGTTACCTCAGACCAGACCGCAGATATAGCCATGCATAACGTAGACCGCGAAGAAGAGATACAAAGAGAGTATGAACAGACTATGCGTGCAGTCGGGCGACTGGCTAGGCGGCAGCGTCTCATCATAGAAAAAAGATACCTGGATGACGAGTATGTAACGGATGTTAGCGTATATACGGATCTTTACATGTCGGAACGAACCTATTATTATGCCAAGTCCAAAGCAATGTACAGGTTAGCTTTTGCGCTAAGGCTAGAGGCATTCGAAGAGGACAAGCCGACAAAATCTAAAGATTGCGGATAAAAACGTTGCAGACTTTTTGCAGGATTCTTGCAGGTCATTAGGAAAAACCAATGTAAGATAGTAATATAGACGCAAAGGGAAACACGATGACGCGCGGGTAACAACTCCGGGTACGGACGCAGAATGTAGCGATATACCGTACACTTCCGGTGGAAACCGCGCAGCGTCTAATTAACTTGTTATTTATAACCTTCCTCCATAGCCGCTCCTTAGGGGGCGGTACTTTTATTTGCACTAATATCCTGATGGATGGAATAAAACCACGGGATAACATCCAATAAATTTGCACTTTATTACAAGTCGCTCTAACGAGCGGCTTTTTATTATGTCTGAAAGGGTGAGGATATGAACGGTATAACAGCAACGTGTGACGCTGGGTGTGGTGAACAATTCATTGCAACAGATTTCAAGCAGGCCGATATGGGAAACGGGATAGAGAAGATATATCTCACATGTACGCACTGCGGTAAGGAGTATGTTGCATTCTATTCGGACGACGAAGTAAAGAAATTGCAGCAAAAGGTCAGGAACATACAGCGGCAGTTCGCGAATCCGAGTGCAGATCACCGTGCTGTGGAACGGATGGAGGCAAAGGAACAGGCAAAAATCAAAGCACGTATGGACGAGCTACGGGAAAGGATTGAGGGCGAAGCATGAAACACTGTCCAGTATGCGGTCATAATTACGAAGGTATTAAGAGGAATAACGGAAAAGAGTATTGCTGCAGTCCGAATCATCATCACGGAACATATCACGGGTTATTGAAAGATAAGGAAGTAGATTGGGGGGCGACAATTCCAATCATCGAAAGGGCGCTAGGTTTTGAACTTCACCAGTGGCAACGAGAGTATTTGATAACGGGGGCATATAACAAGTTCGGAAGAGTGAGCGGCAGAACCACTGCTTACTGCATCAAGCTTGCGCTTACTTATCAAGGTGGGCCAATAAGAATCAAGGATATTGATAAACTTCATGATGGAGAATACGGAACCCAATACCATAGATGGTTTAATCGCTTCTTCCTTAGTATTTGGGAATGTCTCAAAGATGCAGGACTTCCAGTTATGGAGGTTCGTAACTAGGCGCTTTAAATTAAACAAACAAACTTCCATCTGATAAGGAAGTCAAGAATCAATACGAGGAGGATAACAAATGCAAGTAACAGGATTGAATATGACATTGTTTGTATCGCGAAAGGAATTGACTAATGCCAAGCAAGGCGGTTCAACGATGATTGCTTCTAACATTAAGACAAAGGATGCTGTTTACCAGGTAAACATACCGGTAGATGCATGCGACATTCTCGACGATGAAGTGAGAGTAAATCTGTCTATGGTTAGAAAGAACCTTGAAGAAGCTGGACGAGTCATGGGAGAGGCTATGGCAGCGGAACTACATAAGGTATTCGCAGCTCTTGGCTAAACAGATGATGAAAGAATACAAAACAATCGAACAGAAACGGAAGTTCTATGACAGCCAAGATTGGAAACAGATGAGAGAAGAGGTTAAGAAGCGCGACAATTTCGAGTGCCAGGAATGTAAGCGCAATGGCTATGTCAGTATTGATACGAATGAGTATAGCGAGAGCGCCAAGCGAAAGAAGATACAGTTGGTTGTCCATCACATAAAGGAACTAGAACATCATCCAGAGTTAGCTCTTGATATAGACAACCTAGAGACAGTGTGCGTAGCTTGCCATAACAAAGAGCATGGTCGCGTGTTCGAGAAGAACATTAACAAGTGGCAGCATGATGAAAAATGGTGAAGGAGGTCGGAGTAGATGAAGAGTAAACGATTGACATACTATTGCCTCGATGAATCTTGTGAATTCGAAGAGACAACGAACAAGGTTCGTGATGGATTGAAGTGTCCTAAATGCGGTGGGCCGACAAGCGTTAGACCAGCAACACCCCCCCGGTCAAAAGTTTTGCAAAATCTCTAGCCTAGGGCACCGGAGATGGGAGTGTTTTGTCGAGTTTTTTCGATTTTTTCGTGCGTATAAAGAATTGGGGATAAATGTAAATTTTGATGAAAGGGGGAGATTTGGTTGTCTGCTGTTGACAGGGGGAAATTAAGGAAGAAAATTGAGAACGAACTGAAAAAACAATTGAAAGCAAACGGCATAAATGCCGATTACCTCAAGGACATGGTGAGCGATTATATGTCATTGTGGGATTTAAAAAACGAATTACTGGACGATATCAAAGCGAATGGAATCAAGGTTTCTGGAATGCATGGGCCAAAATCGAACCCAGCGATCAATGATTTACACAAGACCAATGATCGTATGATTAAGATACTGGACGCATTAAATTTGAATGTGCCAAAAGTGGAAATCAGCGCTTCTGGGAATGGATCGAAAAGTGATTTAATATGATCCGTCAAAAATATGTCGATGAATATATAGCTCTTTACCGAGCTGGAAAGATAAAATTTAATGAGGAACGAGAGCTATTAATTGAATATTTGGAGCGGGATGTTTTATCGCGTCCAGACGTATTTTTCGATAACGAAATGATCGAGAACTGCATTCGGTTTGCAGAAAAGTGGTATTTTCCACTTCAACCATTCCAAAAGTTCTTGATAGCTTTCGTTTTTTTATTTTTCAAGGACAGCAGCAGAGTGTTTTACAGAAAGTTTCTGTGGATGATGGGGCGCGGCGGCGGTAAGAATGGGCTGATCACAGTTGTATGTCATTTTCTGATTAGTGAGTTACATGGTATCCGTGAGTACAACATATCTGTTATAGCCAATTCAGAAGAACAGGCTAAAACGTCAGTCGAAGAAGCGGCAAAGACGATCAAACGAGAACCTACGCTGCTAAAACACTTTAAACCTACAGCCATGCAAGTGCTATCCAAAAAGACGGATAGCATTTTTAAGTTCCGCACTTCAAACGGAAACACAAAAGACGGACTCCGTGACGGGGCTGTTGTTTTTGACGAGATTCACTATTTCGAAACAAATGTCGATGTTCGAGTACACATATCTGGATTAGGTAAGAAGAAGAATCCACGTGAATTTTACATTGGCACAGATGGCTATGTACGAGATGGTTTCCTAGACAAGCTCAAGGAAAAAGCGAAGAAGGTACTCAAGGGCGAGGCTAGGGTCAATTCGGTATTCCCGTTTATCTGCAAACTCAACGATGAAAAAGAAGTAGATGATCCGGACTTATGGGAACTTGCCAATCCCATGTTAAGTGAGCCTAGAAATGAGTACGCACAGGGGTTATTCGACACCGTCAAGGAAGAATACGAAGACCTCGCGGACGATCCGTCTAACCGAGAAGAGTTTATGACAAAGCGCATGAACTTACCTCTGACAGACTTGGAACGTTCCGTAGCCAAGTGGAAAGAGATCGAAGCGACTAACCAGGCAATGCCTAATCTCGAAGGCAATGAATGCATTGGCTGCTTAGATTTTGCGCAGATACGAGATTTTGCATCTGTGGGGCTTGTCTTCAAGTACGACGGCAAGGTTCCCTTCATAACTCACTCATTCGCTCGCAAGGAGTTCGTAGATAAGTATTACGGGTATTCCATGCGAGAGGTAGAGACTAAGCAGAAATTTGCCCCTATCAAGGAATGGGAAAGCAAGGGGCTCCTAACTGTCTTAAACGAGGAAATGATCAACTTTGAACACATAGTGAATTGGTTTGTTGATATGCGAATGAAATATAACATTAAAAAGATCATAGGTGATAACTATCGCATGGAAATGCTTAAGCCAATGCTTGAGGCGGTAGGGTTTGAGGTCGAGGTGATCCGAAGACCAGAGGCTATACACGGACTGTTGGCCCCACGTATCGAAATGTATTTTTCGAAGCGAATGTTTATATGGGGCGATAATCCTTTAATGCGCTGGTACACCAATAACGTGCTGGTGACGATCAAAAAAGATGGTAACAAGGTATACGGAAAAAAGAGCCGATCAGAAGGAAGACAGACGGATTCCAAGCACTGGTGTGTGGCTTATACCGATTTGAAGAACTGAATGAAAGCGATGTATCAGATTCACTTGACGTACTTGATTCCTTGGATTTTTAGAAGGGGGGGAGAAACAGAATGGGCTTTCTTGATAGCGTTTTTAAACGGAATAGTGAGCTAGAGTCATTATTCGACCTTGATCTATTTTACGACACTTCAACACGATCATACCTAAAGAAGCTGGCTCTTGAGACCTGTATTAATTTTATTGGTAGAACAATAAGCGTGAGTGAATTTAGAATCATCGAGGATAAGAAAAGAATTCGTGATGATTGGGATTACTTACTTAATGTTCGCCCAAACACAGATCAATCCGCGGCAGATTTTTGGCAGCAGTTCATATATCGCTTAATTTACGATAACGAAGTATTAGTTGTTCTATCCGATACAAACGACCTCTTGATTGCAGATAGTTTTGAACGCGAAGAATACGCGGTCTATCCCGATATCTTTAGGAACGTGACTGTAAAAGACTACACATTCAAACGCATTTTTCACATGAATGAAGTCATTTACATGACCTACAACAACGAAAAGCTGTCCCTATTCATGGACGGTATATTCGAAGATTATTCGGATCTATTTACTAGAATGATTGAAACACAGAAGTTGAGCAATCAAATTCGAGGTACAGTGTCAATTGATTCGATGCAATCACTTGATGATGAACAGAAGACGAAATTACAAAAATTCATCGACAGATTATTCAAATCATTTAAGAAGAATGTAATAGCCCTTGTGCCAAAGTTGAAAGGTTTTGATTATAACGAGGTCAACGATGGATCAAATAACGGGAAGTCAGTCGAAGAGCTCGGGAAGTTAAAGCGCGATTTGACAGATGATGTTGCCAATATTTTAGGCATACCAAATTCTCTTATTCACGGAGATATGTCAGAATATGAAACGGCAATTAAGGCGTATATCAAGTTTTGTATAAGACCACTCATTAAAAAGATTAAGGATGAATTAAACGCAAAAATCATTGAAAAAGCCGACTATGTGAAAGGAAAAAGAATTGAAGTTTATGGGGTCGCAGAAATGGACCCACTAGAAGTGGCTAATGCAGTAGACAAATTACGTGCAAGTGGAACCTATAACGGAAATGAAATTCGTAAAAAGTTAGGGGATGAAGCAGTGGACAACCCGATATTGGAAGAGTATGTACTGACGAAAAATTATGAATCTGCTGCTACAACCGGGAAAGGGGGTGAAACGAACAATGAGTAGAATTACAAAGCAGGACTACTTCAAGACATTTAAAAATCAATCATATTTTGAGCAGTTACAAAAAATTGAACGTAAATTCGAGTCGTTCCGCAACGATGCGACTAATACGACTGAGTTCACGATCTACGGTATCATAGGGGATTCATGGTGGGAGGATTCAGTGTCAGCATCCGACATTGATAATGCCCTGAAAACTGTTAATGGCGATATTACTATCAATTTGAATAGTCCTGGTGGTGATGCTTTCGATGGAATCACGATTTACAATCGTCTAAAGAAGCATGATGGTAAAGTAACCATCAATGTTGACGGTTGGGCTTGCTCTGCTGCATCTGTCATTGCCATGGCTGCAGATGAATTAGTCATGGGATTGGGATCTATGTTGATGATCCACGAAGCCAGTTCATTTGTCTGGGGAACCAAGACTGATATGCGAAAAGAAGCGGGTGTACTGGACGAACTTGAAGAGGGCATCATTGATATCTACATGACTAAGTCAAATATCAGCCGCGAAGAAATTCGTAACATGGTGGACGCTGAAACTTGGTTCAGTGCTCAAAAAGCGATTGATATTGGATTTGCAACATCTATAGCAAATGCAGCAACCGGCAGTAAAGATGATGAAATTACGCAGCTCAAAGCACAACTGAATTCGATGCAGAGTGAGCTGTATAAATTGAAAAATCAATCCAAAAACGAAGATCCGAAACCCGTAGTAACAGCGGGAACGCGGATCTTTTTTTAATTTCAATTATGGAGGTCATTGATTATGACAATGAAACTGAATGGCAAGATGGAGAATTTTGAAGAAAAGAAAGCGGCCTACATGAATCTGGTTAAAGAGGGTGCAGACGCTGAAAAGCAAGCCACAGCGTGGAACGAAATGCAGGATGCACTTGTTGGTGATTTAACCGATAAGATCACATCTCAAGTACGAAATGAGAATATTGACAGTCAGATTCTATCGGCGAGAGGCCAAAACGTTCTAACCTCAGAAGAGAAAAAATTCTTCAATCAAGTCATTGCTTCTGGAGGGTTTGCGGAAGATTCCATCCTTCCAATTACTACACAAGAGCGTGTTTTTGAGGAACTGAAAACAGAGCATCCTCTGTTGGAAGCGGTTGGACTGCTAGACTTAGGCGCGGTTACACGTTTTATCTACGCAGATCCAGCAAAAACATATGCTTGGGGCAATTTGTTTGGTGAAATCAAAGGGCAAGTTGGTTCCGCGTTCCGTGAGGAACAGATTGGACACTTAAAATTGACAGCATTCGCGGTTATTCCTAAAGACATGTTGGAGCTTGGACCAGAGTGGGTTGAGCGTTATGTTCGAACACTTTTGATTGAAAGTTATTCTGTAGGACTTGAATACGGATTAATAAATGGTCGCGGGCCAGCCCAAAGTGAACCGATTGGATTGATTAAAGATGTAGATGCACAGACGGGCGCGGTAACAGATAAAAAATCGTCTGGCACGCTTACTTTTGCACCTTCCCAACACGGAACAGTGGTTGCGGGTGAATTGCATGATGTGATTCAAGCATTGACTACCGACGCAAAAGGGAAAGCTCGCAAAGTGTTAAACAAGGTAGTTATGGTTGTGAATCCAGTAGATGCAATCAGCGTTCAATTTCGAAACACGATTCAAACTGATAATGGACAGTGGGTTACAGCGCTGCCCTACAACGTTAAAATTGTCGAATCGGAAGAAATTCCTAATAAGAAAGCATTATTCTTTGTTCAGGGCCAATATATTGCTGCACTTGCTGGCGGGTATAAAGCAAACAAATTCGATCAGACACTCGCAATCGAAGACGCAATGCTCTATACAATCAAACAGTTTGCAAATGGTAAACCGAAAGACAACAAGGCAGCGTTGCTTTATGACTTAGATATCAAATTCGGGAGCGGGACAGTACCAAACCCGTAAGTTAGGTATTAAATAAAGCAAAGGAGTTGTAGCTATGGTTTTACAGGCGAAGGTAGTCAATCGGTTTAAAGCTGAAGAACATGACGGCCATGTTTACCAGCCGGGAGATATTTACCCGGCAGAAGGATTCGAAGCAAACGCTGAACGTGTTGCTTTCCTGTCTAAAGTGCATCCCAAATACGGTGTAATGTTCCTGACCGTTAGCCAAGAAATTGAGGAGGATGCAAGCGGCGGAGGTGAGGAGTTCCCTAAACACGTTGGTGGCGGAATGTACGAGCTTTCTAATGGCGAAAAAGTAAAGGGGAAGAAAGAAGCAATTGAAGCGGAGAAAGCCTTAAAGGAGTGATGTGAGTTGATCACACCTGATATCCTGCAAGAATTCAAGGATCGTATGCACTTGGACGATGATGAAGACGGGAACCTAACGAGGATTCTAAGAGCTTCGCACGAGGATTTGGCGAGGATTTGCGGGAAGTACGATATCCACACTCATGAAGTGTTCAAAGAACTAATATTCGAGCGCTCCCGTTATGCGTATAACGATGCGCTCGAATTTTTTTACAACAATTTTCAGACGCAGATCACAAACTTGAACCTTGGCAAAGCGCTTGAGTCAATCCAGATAGAAGGTGAGTAGATTGCAAACATTTAAGTACAACCAGAAATTGAATTCTGGAAGGCTGAATAGGCGAATCGTTATTCAAGAAAAAGTTTTTTCTGAGAACGAGTCAGGATACCCGTCACCAAATCCGTCATGGGAAGAAGTTACAACTGTATGGGCTTCGCGTGAACCGCTTAGAGGACGAGAATTCTTTGCGGCCGCTGCTGTACAGTATGAGAAAACGATAAGATTCAAAATTCGGTACCGAGAAGATATTAAAGCAGGCATGCGAGTGTTAGAGAAAGGCCGCATATATGACATATACGCGGTTCTTGACGATCTCAAAGGTGATCGTTCCGAAACGCATCTCATGACTACGGAGAGGGACGATGTCTAAGGGGCGGGTCGAGTTGCAAGGTATCAATGAAATGCTGCAGGCGATACGATCCAGATTGGGCGCGGGCGCGGCGCGGTTGGAGAACAAGGCTCTTCAAGAAGGCGGCGAGATCATAGCCGAGGCTCAACGGGAAAAGGTAGCCGTGTCCGATAGGGCAAGTCTTCACATGCGAGACGATATCAAAGTGTCACGAGTTCGGAGGCAAGACGGAGTAAAGTTTGTCCTGATTGGCCCCGGCAAGGAAACTGGATGGCGTGCCCACTTCCTAGAATTCGGAACAAAGAAGACACCGGCACAACCTTTCATATATCCTGCCTTCCATGAACAAAAGGCCGCAGTGGAACAGCATATGATTCGGGAATTTCAAAGAGGGGTGAGGGATGGGTGATCAACCTTAAACCCAAGGTATTGCAAGCGCTGAGGAATAATGCGGCGCTTGTTTCTATTTTAGGCGGCGCTAAAGTGTGGCCGGAGGTGGTTCCCGAAAATCCCAAGAAGCCAATTACAGTCCCTTATTTGACTTTCTTCGAATTGACAAACTTCGATGGGAACTATGCCGAAGATCAAGCTACGACCAGCGAAATACACTATCAAGTTGACGTATGGAGCGGGTCAGATACAGGCCCTGCAACTATAGAAGTTAACCGCACGATGGAGCAACTGGGATTCGTTCGTACCGGGGCAATTGATAGGTACGAGAAAGAAACGAAGACATACCACAAGGTATTGAGATACAAGACTATTACAAGGAGTGATTTTTAATGGCCGTACAAAATAACAACATTACGGTTCCGGTGGGGTTGCAAGATATCTACTATGCTGTATTAACCAAGGATGATGCCACTGGAGCCACGTATGGTGTACCGAAAAAAATTAGTGCTGCAATCCAGGCAAATGTGACACCTTCCGTTAACTCCGCAACATTATTCGGTGATGATGGCCGGTAGTTACTGCGAATGCACTTGGGGAAATCGCTGTTGAAATCGGCGTGGCGGATCTTCCATTTACCATTCAGGCTGAATTGCTAGGTTCCAAACTTAATGATAAAGGGTTGTTAATCGATAATGCAGATGATCAGGCCCCAGAGGTAGCTCTAGGATTCCGTAGAAGCATGAGCGACGGATCTTTCCGGTATACTTGGCTGCTGAAAGGGAAATTCAAGCTTCCAACGGAAGAGGCTAAGACAAAAGAAGGGACACCTGCTTTCCAAACGCCTACTATTACAGGTACCTTTTTAAAGCGCCAATTCGACGGAAACTGGAGATTTAGAGCAGATAGTAATGATCCAGTAAGTGCCGCGCTGGTCGCCTCTTGGTTTAAAGAGGTGCCAAGCGCTGAAGCAGCACCAACAAAACCATAATATCTAATTGACGAGGGGGCAAACTGCCCTCTCTTTTTAATTTAGGAGGGATATTTGATGTCAAACCCAATGCGAATTAACAAAGTACCAATCACGCTCGATAGAGAGCGCTCAATCGTGTTTGACCTGAACGCCTTTTGTGCGCTCGAAGAAAAGTTTGGGTCTGAGAAAAAAGCCGTTGAGGAGTTAGCAACTGGATCATTAAAAGCAGTGCGCACGTTCCTTTGGGCTGGTTTGATCCACGAGGACGAGTTACTTTCAGAAAAACAAGTCGGAAGCATGATATCCGCTCAGAACATACAGGAGATTGCGGAGCAACTCCTACTTGCAGCGTCCGGTAGTCTACCCGAAGCAAAAAACTAGATTCCCAGTCCACAGCCGCCACTAATGAGCAAGAAGGCTGGGACTGGGCTTGGTTGCATTACATGGGCACAGTCTTGCTCAACAAAGGTGAAGATGAATTTTGGCATACAACACCGCGAAGTTTATTCGCATCATGGGAAATTCATAAGAAGGTGAACGGGCTGGATAACGCAACACCTGACCGGGTAGCAGCGCCTGCGGGCTATATAGACCAATTCATTTGACGGGAGGTGAGACGAAAAATGTCAGAAATCGAAGTTGCCAATCTAGTCACGAAACTATCAATGGAAGATACGGGCGTAGAAACTTCGATGGCTGCACTTGGGCGGCAGATGAAGGCCGTTCAAAGCGAGTTCCAAGCCGCATCAAGCAAGCTTGGAGAACATGCCAACTCTCAGGAAGGTTTGAAACTCAAAGCCGATGCCCTTTCACGGCAGATGGACATCCAAGCACAGAAAATATTACAGCTCAAGCGTAAGCATGATGAGGCTGTCGCAGCCAAAGGACGGGATGCTCGCGAGACTCAGAACTTAGAAAGGCAATTAAACCGAGCGACAACGCAATATAACCGAATGCATCATGAGTTGCAGTCCACGACAGCAGATATTGCAAAGCAAGCAGATGCATGGAACAAGTTATCCGGCACACTTGATGCGGCTGCGCGGAAACTTGAAGCGGTCGGTGCAGCATTGACAAAAGCAGGGGCAAGCCTTTCTATGCTGATTACGGCACCGCTGGCGGCTGCTGGCGGGGCAGCACTAAAGGCATCCGTTGACTATGAGACGGCATTTACAGGGGTCAGGAAGACAGTAGACGCGACGGAAGAGGAACTTGCTAAGTTTAGCCATGGTATCAGAGACATGTCCAAGGAAATACCTGCTGCAGCGACAGAAATTGCAAAGGTCGCTGAATCAGCGGGGCAGCTCGGAATTAAAAATGAAGCCCTGATGGGCTTCACACGTACCATAACAGATATGGGCGTGGCCACAAACATGGCAAGCGATGAGGCTGCAACTGCACTCGCGCGGCTCGCAAACATCACGCAGATGCCGCAGAAAAACTTCGACAGATTGGGTTCGACAGTGGTTGCTCTTGGAAACAACCTCGCTACGACTGAAAGTGAGATTGTCGAAATGGGGCTGCGTCTTGCTGGTGCAGGGCATCAGATCGGATTGACCGAGGCGCAGATTCTTTCATTCGCAGGTTCTCTCTCAAGCGTAGGTATAGAAGCAGAAGCGGGTGGTTCAGCCTTTTCCCGTGTGATGATCGACATGGCAATGGCTGCACAAACCGGCGGCAAATCATTGGACAACTTTGCCTTAGTCGCTGGCATGACTTCAGCACAGTTCAAAGAGACCTTCCAACGCGACGCGTCACAGGCGTTGATTGCGTTTGTTGAAGGCTTGGGGCGCATGTCAAAGGCGGGGGAAAATACATTCCTTATGCTAGACAAGCTCGGTCTGAGTGAAATCCGTGTCCGGGATACATTGCTTCGTGCATCTGGAGCGGGAGACCTCTTTAGAAACAGTATGGAAGTCGGAACGAAGGCGTGGGCCGAGAATATCGCCCTGACAAAAGAGGCTGAGACACGCTACGAGACGACCGCCAGTAAGATACAGATTCTTCGAAACAAAATAAATGACTCTGCCATTACTATGGGGGATGCTCTCGTGCCGGCGCTTCTGGCCGTCTTTGAGAGTTTGCAACCGGTAATTGATAAGATTGCAGAAACAGCTCAGTGGTTCGCGCAACTCGACACTGGCACACAAAAACAAATACTTGGATGGGCGGCGTTCGCAGCGGCATTAGGGCCTGCCCTGCTAGTATTGGGTCAGTTAGCATTTGCTATATCCAATCTCATACCGGTGATAAAGGCGCTTGGTGCGTCCATGATATGGCTAATGACCAACCCTATCGGACTGATCATTACCGGCATAGGCGCAGCAATCGGGGTCTTTTTCGCAATCAAAAATAGCATGAATGAGGCAGAAGAGGCTACGCGTCAATTAGCCCAGGCACAGGAAGAATTGCAGTGGATACAGCAGAACGGCATAAATCGTGAAGAAGTAGCAGCGACCGAAGAGAAAATCACTAAGCTGAATGAGCTTATTGACACGTATAAAAAGCTAATTGAAGTTGCTGCAGAGTCCGATGCTGCGAAAACTGGAAATAATGTTGGAGCGCTGCAAGCTGCTGCTGACAAGTTAGGTGTAAAGCTCCAAGAAGTGGACGAAGATGCCAAGAAATTTGGTGTCACGTTGGAATATGTAGACGACAATGGAAAGCTTACAGCTAAATCAATGGGTCAGTTGAAAGATACCTTGAACATTTATTCAAAAGCCGTCAAGGACGCGAATAGGGAAACAACAGCAGAACTGAACCAAAAGGCCGAGGGAATAGCTCGTAGAAAGCAAGAGCTAACATCAGTTGAAAATCTCTTGAAGACATATAAGAACGCCAAAAAAGGAACGCAGGAGTGGACAGGCGCACAGAATCAACTTGCTAATATGTTCCCTCATTTGAACACCGCCACTGGGCTTAACGCCAAGGCGGTAGAAGGGCTCTTGCTAGTTAAGAAGCAAGAGATTGAGGCTGATTGGCAAAGCATCCAGGTTAAAGCGCGTGAGGCACTTCAAGAAAAGAAAACAGCAATTGCGAAGCAGGAAGCAGCAATCGCAATTGCTGAATCGATCACCAAAATAGCGGGATCTTCTGGGCTTGCCGAAAAAGCAATCAAGGCTATGAATGATCAGCTCACTCGTCTTCGAGGCGAGGCGGCAAGTCTGCAGGAATTGATAAATATTAAACCGGAGGATATCAAACTTCCTCCTATCGTCGTCCCACCGATTCCAAAGGTCCCAACTGGTGACGACGATAAAAAGGAAAAAAGAAAAAGAGAAGAAAGAGGCATATGAAAATAAGCCTCTGCAGGAGGCATACAAGTTTCTTGAACATAAGAAACGACTCGACCAATTGTCACTCGAAAGCGAGTTAAGCATGCTTGAAAAGATAAAAGCCAAGCATGTTAAAACAGCCGAAGAGCGCATGGAAATAGAGGAACGACTACATGAGGTTCGAAAAGCACTCGGAGACAGCGCCCTCGAAAAAGCATTGAAGGACTACGAGCGGTCTAAGGCTCTGAACAAGCTCAATGAAAATGACGAGATCATTAGGCTGCAAGCGATCAAGAAGAAGTATGTAGATTCAGCCGAGGAACGCGAGCGTATCGACGATATGATCTTTGAGGCTCAACAGCGCAAGGTTGAGGCTGAAAAAAGATTCGTACAGATGCGGTGGAATATACGAAGCAGCAGTTACAGGCCGCAGCGGAGGATCGTATAGCTCGTGAGAAATTAACGGCGGAGGAAGAGAAGAATCTTCGTCAAAAGCTTCTCAACGATCAAATTTGGATCAACAAGAACTATCTCGAAAAGGTCAAGGCTGACTCTCGCTATACTGCTGCTGAAAAACGCGAAATTGAACGTCAAGTCACAGAAGAGATCCGCAAGGCAACAAACGAGCGTTTGCAACTGGAAAGCAAGTATCAGGAGGAAGTGCGGAAGCAAGCGCAGGAAAAGCAGAAACAACAAATAGACGACATCAACAAGCTGTCACAGGGCATTCAGTCCGCTCTTCGTGAGAAATACCAAGCTGAGAAGAAAGCGGAAGAGGACCGGATAAGGGATTCTCTAGCCGCTAACGAGAAGTGGAAGAAAGATCAACTCGAAATCGTAAAGTCAATGTATGACAGTCGCATCAAGGAGGCTGAAAAGTCGGCTGCTGCAGAAATTGCAGCAATCGAAAGTGTTCTGAATGCCCAAGTCCAAGCTATTCAAGATGAACTCGCCGCCCTTGAACAAGGTGAAAAGCAGAAAACACGAGCAGAGCTGGACGAAGAGGATCGAAAGAAAATTGAGCGGTTAAAGGCTAAGCAAGAATACGAGCCTTTAGAGTTCAACCGGCTTCAAATCCAGAAAGAAATAAACAAGATTATGGCCGAGCAAGAAAAGCGACATCAGCAAGAGCAACTCTCAGACAAGAAGGACGCTTTGAAGGAAGAGGAAAAGAGCCTGCGCGATAAGTTGAAAGAAGAAACCGACCGTATCAAGCAACAGCTTGCTGAGAAAAAGGAAATGATGCAACAAGACCGTGATTTTGAAATAGAACGCATAAATCAAATCGCGGAAGCGAACAAAGTTGCTATGGATCAACAGCTTGCGGCAACTCAGGAGCATTACAACCAACTGTTATCGGCCAAGAATTTGCAGGCTGAAGCTGAGAAGATGATTGTCCAGAATCAGCAAGAGGACATTATTGAATTGCTAAAGGGTTTCGGCGACTCGTACAACATCACGGGGCAAACGCTCGGGGAAAAAATGTACAAAGGGTTCGCAGATAAAGTAAGTCAGATCCAGACGCTGATCGATAACATCAACCGACAAATCGATTCAGCAAGAAGTGCAGCTGTATCAGCTCTTAGCTCGGTATCTTCGGGGAGATCGTCAGGGAGCGGATCATCTGGCAGCAAGTCAGATCCCGAACCAGTTCGCGGTACTGTTTTTTCGGTCACGAACAACTTCAATACTCCTGTTACAAGTCCTAGCGACATTTCACGGGCTAACCGCAAGCTTGCACAGATGCTTTAGGGGGTGATTCCGTGCAGATACTCAAGTACACAAACGACCGAGGCGAGAGCATCACCTTCGGATCGTCAGGGCCATTCATTCTGACAACCGTTGAGGGATTAGGTGGAGCGGATGCCGAAATCTACAAGACTCGAAGCCCGTATCAAGACGGTTCCAGCGTTTCCCGCGTTGCGATCAATGACCGCATGATCACCCTTCGCGGGGCGATCATCGCTAAAAATCAAGAGGAAATGTACATGCTACGTCGCCAGCTGTCACGGGTGCTAAATCCGCAGGCTGGCGGTAAATTGGTGTACAAGAATGACTTTAAAAGTTATACGATCGGCGCAATAGCCGACGAAGGTCCAATATGGGGAGAAAGGCACGTGAGCCACCAGTTGTTCAACGTGTCTTTTTTATGCCCAGATCCATTCCTATTGGACGAATTCGAGGAAAGCCAAGTCATTGCGACCTGGATCGGTGGCATGACATTTCCGCTCGTACTCCCCACGATCTTTGCGGAGAGTGGGCCAAAAACGATAAACATAGTGAATAACGGGGATGTGGATACTCCTATCCGTTGCGAGTTTAGAGGGCCAGCCGGAAACCCGCGCCTAACGAATCGAACAACAGGTGAGTATATCCAGATTAACCGTCGACTGCTCGCATCCGATAAGTTGATAGTCACAACGGAATTCGGCAATAAGCGGGTAGAAGTGGAGGATGCAGCTGGCAATCGTACCAACGTGCTGTATTGGATCGACTACGGCAGCAGCTTCTGGTGGTTGCGGGTAGGAGACAACATAGTTTCATATACGAGTGATGACGAAGTGGAGCCTGCATCCGTCATAATCAGTTATCGTAATAGATACAACGGGGCATAGGAGGGGGATTATGGAGAAATATAGGTTTTTCAACTCGACGGCAGATGATCGGCGGGAGTATCTGGCGAGCGACTTCGCCGAATACTTCAACCGATTTCTATCAGATGGATTGTATACAGAGAATGGGAATGTAGGGTTGCGAGTCGTGCCGGGATCCGGGCTTGGTATCGTCGTCCACACGGGTTACGCCTTCATCCGGGGGTATATGTATCACAATGATGCAGAACTTCCGAAAGCGTTAGCTCAATCTGACACAATGTTAGATCGAATCGATAGGATTGTTTTACGCTGGGACGAACCAGCGCGGAAAATTAGTGTAGTTGTAAAAAAGGGCGAATTTTCGAGTACGCCAGTCGTTCCAGGTTTGGAAATCACAAAGACTGTTAAGGAGTTAGGGCTTGCGCAGGTTCGCATCCGAAAAGGGGCGACGAGCATCGCGGCAGGAGACATTACGGACGAGCGTCTGACAGCAGCGTGTGGGCTTGTATCGAGCCTTATTGATATTCCCGTCCAAGAAATGTGGCGGGTTTGGAACGGCTCCCTCGATCAAATAAAGGATGCGTGGGACAAATGGTTCGGGAGCATTCAAAACAAAACGGGGCTACGCGTTATGATCGGCCCGACAGAGCCGCCGGACATCGTTGCCGGTGATCTATGGCTAAAGGTGATGTGATATGCAAGCCATACGAATAATCGACACAAGCTTTAATCTCTTGGGGGAGATCGACAACTATGAAAGCCTTCAATTCATAAGG